TGTGGCAAAATGCGCTTCAGAAAATCCCTTCGGGTTAATGTCCAGCCCCACAAGCTCATCATCGGCAAAGATCGCCCCGAATGGCGGTTCAAGAGATTCAAAGAATAGGTCGGTGTTGCGGAAGTTGCGGCCCAAAGGATTGTATTCACGGTGTTTATCAAGTGATACTTTTCCACCAGACCAACCTTGATTATTCTGTCTCGGTCCAATTCCATCTTTACCCTTAAAACCGTTTGGCCTGTTTAAATCTTTATGCTTTACCCGTATCGCCTCCATATCAAAATAATATTTGGCCGATTTCGTAAGCAAAAAAACATACTCCAAGGCACTCGCCGGACGGTCCGAGCAACTTTCTGGCATGGCGGATTTTTTTACCCAGGGAATTCCAGACCGCAAATACCAACCATCGGCTTGAAGCGCAAGGGCTACACGCCAGGGGATTCCGCATAGGTCTTTGGGTTTGAGGCCCATTGGAGCCTTTCTTGATTTTCCGCTTGCCTGACCCCTATTCCTAAAATTACCGCTTTTATCAACAGTATTCTCAACCTGTGGCCCTGCTTGACTTGCATAACTATCGCCCATATTCAACCAAAGCGTTCCATCATCCCTCAACACCCTGCGGACCTCTCGGAAGATTTCAACCATGTGTTTAATAAATAATTCCGGTGTGGGTTCGAGTCCGAGACAACCACGCCATGCTCCGCAGAGTTGGCAGAATTGGGTTTTAACAAGTTCGCAATTTACTCCTTTGTTTGTTGCCTGCTTACTATTTTTGTTTTTTACATCATCGGGGTGCCGTTGCCGCCTTGGATCACATTCCCCCCAAACATGCTGACAATCTGAATCACCATCCCAAATTGTCGGCGGTAGGCCATAATCTCTCAGCTAAAGGCCCCAGTAGGGTGGGCTTGTGATTACACAATGCACACTCTCTGAGGCCATCTCCTTCAGCACGTCTAAAACATGCCCTTGATAAATCTTATTTCCGTCTTGTTGCCAGTATGTTTTCACTAATTTACCTCTATCCCGGTTCCGTTAAATTAAAGCGATAATGCCATTTGCTTCTCATTAACGATTACCGGGTCTGTCTTAACCTTCGTTTGTGGCAACGGATAATATGATAACTCGGTTATGACACCGACGACCTCTAAATTTCCACTTAGGTTAACCTTGACCGATATCCCAAGTTTGCAATCACTGTTTTCGTAGGCCCGAACAATTCTCTCCCAATCGGTTTCAATAATGTTGCTTACTTCCGCTACTACCATGTTTTTAGTTTTATCCATTGACATGCTCCTTAGATTTTTGTTTGCACATTCAAGGCAAATTCCATATTCTCCACCCTTAGCCTTGCAAGCACCCGGCTTCCCGCATTGCTTACATTTCACATCTTGGTTGATTGTCATATTATAGACTTTTCCCATGATCGTCCTTTCTTACTGGCTCTTGGTGTTAGGAGACTCTCTTGCTATCCAATTTGTTTTGGTTTTGTCGAAAAACGGCACCCCCGACTCTTGGCATTGCTCGTATAAATCTCTTATCCATTCGGGCTTGCATTCTCGTTTGCCGGGTCCAGTTTCGGGACCGACGATTACCCAGTCAAGGCCAACGCCAGGAGCACCCCAAAAATCATCAAGATCGACAGGTTCAAGCATCGGTTCAATACTTACAAACCGGACAGCGGCTGGAATTTGAAGCAAGGTAGGTATGCGCTCATCGGCACGTTTTTGATTTTCTGCGGTTACGCCGAGCCATATATTTGTCCATCTTGCAAAGTGTTCTGGGTGCGGAGAATTTGCAATTCGTTCGGGCCGCTTGGTGAGCAATAAATAAGTGTGTGGTTGTTTATTGAACAGCGCAGAAATTGGATAAAAGGCATCGTAAGCTATATTTGCAAAGATGCTATCAAGTTGTTTGTCGGTTACATTTTCGTGGAATAGATCCCCCATGGAACTAACAAAAATTTTCTTCGGTGTCTTTGGCAACTTATCAAACACGCTCATATCCACACCGATTTTCCCGGTCCATCCGTTCTTATCAACAACATCCTGATATTTCGGAACTCCCATACACTTCAACCGCCATGCCATTTTTTCGGCATAGCAGTTTTGACACCCGTCACTGATTTTTGAGCACCCCACAATCGGGTTTATGGTTTCGTCGCACCATTCTATTTTGGTTGGCATTATCCCACCTTTTATTTCTTACTGTCTCTCTAATAATAATTTATATTTTTTGACATCGCACATGCCGATCAATCCGGCGTGATCCTCAAGTGCGTCTTGAATATACTCTTGCCTGTCTTTCTGATTTAATCCACCTCAATCCATGTTCCTCCAAAATATGACAGCGGTAACACAAAATTCTTGTATTCTCCTCAGAATCATCGCCACCACTTCCCCTTGACTTGATATGGGCTAAATGAGCCGTATTGAATACCGTGTCACCGTCTAATCTGACCCACCTACCGCACTCAGCGCATAGGCCATGTTGTTTTTTCCAGACTTTTTTTCTAAGGTTAGAGTAAGCCCTACCTGTTAGCTTGATTCTCTTCTTTTTGGGCATTGGCTTTGGCGTGGTATAGGAGTGCATTTATTTATACCATCCTTCTCCGTCACTGATAGCCTGCCCCTGTAATTTAGGGTTAAATATCCTATGCACTCTTGGTAACACATGATAATGATTAGGACGTAACAACAAATTATGCTTGCGGTCTTTCACTGTTGTACCGTCACAATTAACTCTCATGCCGTTTGGTTTAAAATATGCTGACCTTTTAAAATTCTTAAATCTTGAGTGACTTCCGACCATACCCCCTCCTATGCTTTTATCCCTATGCGAACTCTAAAACTTGATTAACGATTTCATTCACTTTGTCTTCTCCCCACTCTCCCATTATGGGTATGCGCTTCAAAATAACGTCAAGTATGTTTGAGTATAGCCCGTTAAATGTTTCCTGATCCATGCTACCAAATGACAACGAATCAGCCTCTACTCTTACCGAACCGTCTAACCTAATTACGTTATGATAATAACCGGCTAAAATAGTTAGGTCTTTTCGGAAGCGGTCAAAGTTCTTCTCTGGGGTTCCGTATTTAGAATTAACTTCACCAGGATTCCAGTAATCGAAAGCTAAGTTAAACAGGGCAAACAGCTTCCGGTGAAATGCAGCGTTTCGCATTTGCTTGAAATCTGAGTGAATGGTTGAGCCTAATTTGACTTTACGATACCACTCATCTGTCTTGGGATCTGCCGGAATAAAACCGCTAAGTGTTTTGGTTAGAATTATATGCACTTCCCTCCTTCACCGGATGCTCAAGTCTCCATATTTAAAACAAGTTTTAAAAAGCAATGTCCCTCCCGTCTTTTTTGTCTCGTTCAGATTGATACTCGCAGTATCGAGTAAAGACGCTTTCAAAATTATCTTCAGGTAACAGCAACTTTGCTATTTTCCAGTGTCGGGGTTCTATTTTTTCTTTATCAGCAACCCATTTGACCATGTCAACCAATTCAGCTTCGGTGAGTTCTTTGTCAGTCGCAATCTTTTTCATGTAATTCCATTGCTTCTGGCTGATTTGTTTTGAGGTTTGTTTGTTGGGTATCGTTACAGGGTCGGTATTTGGTTTGTTCGGTGCTTGATTTGGGGGGGGTGCATCTCGATACTTTGAACCATCCCATCTTCCTGCATAGATATCTGCTGCCATGCCAAGCATCTTCATGGCAACTGACAAGGCATCAGTGACAGCCATTTTGTAGGCTTCATCGGAAACATATGGACCGTGCTTTTCTTTGGCGACCATCATTGATCCGCCTATGCCGGGAATTGGCTCGCTCCATTCAGAACCTTTGACATAAAGATTTATTTGAGCAAAGGCGCAGACTTGTTCCCCCGCAGGTTCAAGCCAAAGTTTTACAATTTCATATTTCCAGTTTTGCCCGCACGGCCCGAATGTTTCGGTCATGGCTTGATAACGCCATTGCGGGTTTACATCGGTCATGCCCTTTAATCGTCCACCGTTGATTTGCTTCAAGGCAGACTTGGGAGGTTGTTTTAATTTGTTCCATATCTCCATTATGTCACCCTCCATTCATCCTCCATTTGTGCCGTTACTAAAATAGTGAATGTAAACTCCTTGTCGCAATGGGGGCAAGCTACATGCCGCTTTACTTCTAACCCAATGCAAGGGTTAAATGTTACCTCAAATCCGATGCAACAATTTTCACAGTAATAAATTAAACGACATTCTGACATAATCCCTCCATTGCTTCGCATTGCTCGGATACCTCACAATAACCGTTACATCTTCGGCCTTCCCATGATTCCCAATCGTTGCATTTTCGGACGTAACCAGTCTTAAAAGCCTCATCAACTTCAGACTGTAAAAAGTCATAAAAATTATGGACTTCATTATCTTGCATGAAAGGCACCGGGATTATATAAAGGTTGTCTTCAATACCCCTGCTTTTTGCAATGTAAGTGCCGCCATCTCTTGGTATGGCTTGTATTTCCATGCGAGATATAGGGAACCCTGCTTTCTCAAAAAAGATACGATATCGGTTAAGTTGTAAGATCTCTGATTTTAAATCGGCTTTGGCAGGATCAAGGATTCTTGTGGATTCAATTTTGGTTTTGGGTTTTCCTTTATTCTTGCCGGATTTCAACAAAACAGGATTACCCTCAGCATCTAAAATAGGCACATCTTTTTTCTCAATGATAAGCCCCATTGCTTTCGCAACCTTGAAAGACCCCCACGTCTTATAGTCAGTCAAGACATAGGAATTAGGGTCAGACTCATCAACATCAAGCGTGTCCGCAATACCTCTCATTTTCTCATCGGATAATGGTTCCTCAGACAGCACATCATTGATATAGCGGTGCATTCCCAGGCTATTGTGTGTGCTTGTTCCAAACGCAGCCCATACCCTGTCTTGTGGATTAATTGAATAGTCGTTTACGGCCTTCAGATAGAGCAATCTTGGGCCGTTTCCTGCCGACGAAGGGCTAACCCCTCTCCATTCACGATCATAGCTAATAAGCCGAAGATATGGCCGTGTGGCGCATCTTTTACCCATGCGACAACCACCGCTTTCAAGACATTTAGCTATCTCTATTTGCTCTCCATCGGGACAAATAAAATGTGTAGTTGGCATTTAGTTTTCCTCCATTCTATACTCAATTTCATCAATATGGATTCTGAGTTCCCAGTTTCAGATGATACCTTTTTCAATTGCCAACCACTCGGGAATGATAAACTCATAATCATCGCTTTTTGCGCTGAGTCGTCGGCATTCCTGAACTTGGCTTTTAGGAATCCAAACTTCATTCGCACCGTCATAAACCAAATAGGCAGCATCGGTTTCATGTTTGACTTCACCACAGAATTCTATTGGATGGGGCATTGTTCACCTCCCAGTGTTCGCAGGATCTTTCCCCTACCTTAGTCCCCGGATCCTCTTCATTAGTCCATGATCGCTGATCCGGGAAATGTTTTCCCCAAAATCCACAGTGCGCCCACCCGCCGGACTTTCGGGGTTTGTAGCCGAAATGGTGACAGTTCGCGCAGATTTTAGGACAGCGATAAAGAGTCGTCATGTCCGCAATCCCGACAAAAGTAATGATCGTTAGCAAAACTCATCGGCGCGCCACATACCGGGCAGGGCTGAACATTACAGCCGATCTCTATGGGTATTACGGCACCGACCAAGAACGCATAGGGTTTCTTGCCGATTTTAAATGCTATGGGGCATACGGCTATCATACTGTTACCTCCTTGTTGGCGGCGTTCATCATCTTGTTTGCTCGGGAAACAGCTTTCTCAATCTTTTTTAATGCGATGTACGTTTCTCCCTGCCAGTGTTCAGACCCGCCGGTAATGTCAATCATGTATTCACAGGCGTCGATTAATTCCTGTGTGATTTCGGGTTCCATGTTTTTACCTCCTTGGTTTTGTTTTCCTTAACCTATTTGGTTAAGAGAAATGGTTAATCGTATGTGTCCGCCATTTACTTTCCATTTTGTTTCCTCCAGTTTTTATAACAACCGCCTTCGAAGCATGTCCGGCAGGGTGCCTCGTTTGCCGGGCGAGCGGCGTATTTGCAATTTGAACAGAAATGTTCTCGTTCTTCGGACATGGTTAAACCTCCTTAGTCGTGAATGACTGGCGGGTGTCTTATCTTCCTCTCTTTTCCCGTAGGTGGCATATTAAGAGCCAAAGAGCTGTCAACTGTACTCCCGCCAGGGCTTATTACAATGAAGCCTGCAACATGGCGTGTTCGTGGTTCAATTTGATAATGTCCTGATACAAGAGCGTGTCAACGGTCTCGGCCCTGATCGTGCTAACCTGGTTTTTTAACAAGTCTCGTTCGATCATGAGACGGTGGTTTTCGTCCTCAAGCTCTTCGATTCTGTCAACGAGTTGGATCATTTTTTTGTTTTTCATTTTTAGCCTCCTTGGTTTAAATGGTTGATAAGACTTGGCACGTCCATTTTTCGCCATTCCCGAATGTCAGTCCCACGATCTCTGAGAGTGTGCGTGGCGTAAATCGGGTTCCGGCTTATCCGGGCTCCGGTGGCAGTAGTAAAGTGTTTCTTTACAAGTGCGCCGTTTGCCGGGGATTCTCTTAAATAGGGTCATTGTAATTCTCCGTAATTGTGGACTACAACGCCCCACGTTAGGATGTTAGCAGGGATTAAAAACCATTTGCGATACTCTGGCTCAATCCAGTCGGTAATGAAATAACAGGCTGTTAGACCGATTATTTTCAGGGGGATGGTTCTTTCTTCGTGACCGTCAAAAACAGGATTGTATTCTTCCCCGCCATCGACAAGGATTTCCGAGGTAATCGCAGCATCGAGGGCTTGACCGGCGACCAGACCCGTAAACATAACCTTGGTGGGCGTATCCCATTTTTGATAGCGACCACAGCCCATCAGAAACAGGCATATAATCATTATGAGCCAGCATATTAGAGCCTCAATTAAATGACGATTCCGGGTTGACATGATTGCCTCCTATGCGGTTTGGTAAGTTTTTATCTCTTGTGCCAAATGGTACATGAAAAAAAATAGCTTGTCAAGGAAAAAAGAACCAAATGGTACATTAAGGCAAAAATAATTTAAAAATATATATTGACAAAGGGTACATTATCATATATTCTGCAACCATGAAAAAAATATTACTAACGAGATTATGGACAGTTTTTGTTCAGCTTGTGAATAAATATATGTCCGATCACAACATGACTCAACAAGAATTGGCCGACTTGGTTGGTATGCAACGCAGTCACCTTAATGCTATGCTCAACAAAGCACCTTCTCGACCTCTAAGTGCATATTACCTATTAAAATTTATAAGGAAAGGAGTTATAACTGTGGCCCAAATCAAAGATGGTCAAATTGAGTCAGACCGTGAGCAAGAGTTTTGGGATCAAGCAAAGGAAGCTGAGAACCTTAAACTATTGTCTAAGATTGCAAGAATCAGACAGCAAGGTATAGATTTTGAGAAGTTTTTAGAGATTCATTTTCCAGATATTTAATCTATTTTTTTTAGTATGTTATAGTACCGATTGGTAACAATTCCTATTATTAGGATATTTTTTTTGTTTTTTAGTGTACCAAATGGCACACAACATGGACCCCGATTAACTACCATGCCAAATATGCAAAATCAATACGAAGAAAGCATGAAAAAAGCATTAATTTTTGCAAATAATTTTCTAATGCTTTGGTATTAGATGGGAAGTTTTTTACCTAATGCTTTTTTAATACTTCGGAGGTAAAACATGAGAGTTTTAAAGGTTTTCATCGTCACATTTTTACTGACGTTTGGCATACAAGCGGCCTTAGATCTTCCGGCGGTGAAGCGATATATCAAGAAAGAAATCAGAACCGCTAAGATTTTATGTCTCAAATTAAAATATAATATCAGGCCGAGGGGATTGAACCTTTAAATGGCGAACCCGCAACCGGATAAATTTACAAAATGGAGCAATGAATTGTTAGAGGCGATTATCCAATATCCATTTACAGCCAATGAATATGCCGTGATGTTATTTATTGGTAGAAATACTTATGGTTATGGGGAAAAGACCATCAACTTGAGGGTGTCGAAAATAGCAGAGGGTTCAAATATATCAAAAAAGGTTATAAGTCGGGTGCTTAGATCGCTTTTATCATCAAGTTGTATACTCTACCATCAAGTTGAGGGTAAAACAGGCGTAACTATTGGAATACAAAAAGATTATGATAAGTGGAAGCAAAGAAAGAAAGAAAAGAAAAACACCATCAAGTTGAGGGTAAAACACCATCAAGTTGAGGGTAAAACGAAAATTATACCTTCTAGTATAAAAGAAAAAAGAAATAAAACTAATAAGGGGGGTAATAATTCAGACCTCCCAAAATTAGAAGATTTAAAATCCAAATTTCCATGGCTCGACATTTCAAGTTGGAGTGAATTTCGGGATCATCGTCTTAATCTTTTCAAGAAAACCAAGCGACATCCATTCAACTCTCTCGCAGAAACCAAAGCGCTAAACAAATTAAAATCGTTTATCGATCTTGGATATAAACAATCTGAGATTTTAGATCCGTCAATTATTTCCGGGTGGGCGGGTATATTCAAACCCAAAGAAGAACCAAAACGAGAACTGGGGGATTTCTAAAATGGACCAAAAAAGAGAATTTGCACTGACAATGAATCAGCTTGGCAATTATTTCGGGCTGAAAATCACAACAGAAATCACCAAATCATATTACGATCAACTAAACTACATCCCACAGCCCAGTTTTAACGATATTTGCCAAAAGATCATTTCAGAGCGTAAACCTTTCAAATCTCAATTCCCGACAATCAGTCAGTTTGGTCCTCTTTACGAATCACACAAACCCCATACAGACTATGAAAAACCTGAGTTTGAAGCTGAACCTTGCGACGAGTGCGGGGGGGAAGGTCTTATCTATTACAAAGTATGGAATTTTAAACTCGGAGTTGCGTACACCACTCATGCGGCGTGTGGCAGATGCCAAAATTGGCGACGTTTTTTTAATACCCTGGCACCTCACACCGTTTTTACTGGCGATGGAAAAAGGCTGTATCGTAATCCAGGGATAGCGCAAACCACAAAAGAAGAATTAAGGCTAAAACGTGGCCTTATTGAAATCTCAAACAATGGTGTTTTCACTATGACCAAGGATGAGATATCGGAAAGAGTTTTAATGTTTTACGGAAAAACACAATAGGGAGGATAAACCATGGATGATATGGACAAAGTTATTTTATGGGAAGGCGCAAAGAGGCTTGCCTGGATCGTAGGGTTAGGGTTGATTTCAGCGGCGATAATGTTTTTTGCCGTGATCGGCGTTTACGATGCGATCTGGAACGTGCCTGCAAAGGTTGTCGAGATCGCAGAGCTAACAGACAGCCGGGACGCATGGCGGGCCCGGGCAAAAGAGCTGGATAAATATATCGAGACCCGCGAGGGGCAGTATCGAGTAGCGACTAAATGCGATCAGTTGTGGATGATGGTGGCGGATCCTAATCAGGTTATGGACTTCGAGGGCCTTGAAGAATATTTAAAAAGTAAAAAGGCATTTTTTAAGCGGGTAAAGAAATGAAAATAATTAGAATATATATCTTGGCGGTAAAGTATTGGTTGTGTGGGGATAAGTGGAGGTTTGCAGTAGAATATGCGACGGCGTTGGTAAAAGGCTGGAAATGTGGATCACAAAGAACGAATCAAAATAGCGAATAGGATTTACGCGGCGATCTTTAAGTTATCGATTTCGGTCTTTAATTTTCGGAACGGGGATCTGGAACTGCCACAGTTGCGATGGGAGTTTGTCGAGTTTATAGGCAACTTAAACCGAATGATGAAAGGAGATTGATTATGGAAAAGGCAGAATTAATGGGAGATAACAAAAGGCCAAAATATATTGATATAATAGACGCTGTTAATCGGTTGGTGTCTGTCCGGTCTTCCGTGGAAAAACTATGTGATGATATTTGCGGGATAGTGGAAAGCCCATCCCCAAAAAGCGAAAAGCCACCCGAAAGAAGACTTTGCCTTCTTGAAGTGTTGGAAAATATACCAGGGGACATCAAGGCCGAGTGTAACATGATCGAAAAGGTGGTTGAGGAAATCCGGGCGCAGATTCTCTAATGAAACCAATAATAAAATCAAAATACGCACTGATGAATAAGACAGAGGAGAGGTATGCCCGACGACTTGAGAATATGAAGTTAGCGGCATTGATAATAGATTGGCGTTTTGATGAGTTGAATTTTCGGTTAGCCAAAAAAACGCATTATCGGCCCGATTTTTTAGTTATCACAACAGATAGAATTGAGATGCACGAGGTTAAGGGGTTTTGGCGTGATGACGCAAGGGTTAAAATTAAAATGGCTGCAAGAATGTTCCCTTGGTTTCGATGGGTAGCGGTTCAGTGGAAGAAGAAACAATGGGTTTTTGAATCATTTTAAAGGAGAAAAACCATGAAAGATGCAATTCTATTGTTTGTGTATATCGTCCTTTTGTTCGCTTTGATGCTATCTCGATATCGAGCGATAGGGATTAAGAAACCGGATCGAAGGTTGATACTGCGGAGACTGAAACGCTTTGTTGGATAACATGCAAAAATCGCCATGTCATGAATGCCCTAATTTAAAAACACCCAAAAACCATGAACCATGCGCGAGTTGCCCTCTTCCTATCCAGTACGACGATGCGTTAAAGCAAGAATTCTTCCCATCAATGGCATTTTTACGAGAATCACGGCCGGATCACTGGGGCATACAAACAGCGAAGGAGAAAAGAGAAATGGCAAAACAAGAAAACAACCTGTATTACAAGAATTGTGATCAGTGCGGAGAGAAAAAACGCGCCGATACGTATTTTGAAAAGGCGGGCAACAGCGAGGATGGATACAGAAATACGTGTTCGAAGTGCATTAGAGATAACCGGATGAAGAAAGAAGAAGAGCACGTAAGGGCAAAAGCAGCCGCCGACGCTCTTTCTAAAAAACCCTTCACGTCTGAGAATAAAGAGCCGCCCGAAAAGAAGACCGGCAAGTTCACCGTCTCTGTCGATTTGCCTAAATATTGCGCCCAGGAGGGAATCTCTGTCGAAAAAGTGACATCGGATTCTAAGATGCCGGTTATCGCGGACGCTCGTAAACGTATCGCCAGGGCCATGGTTGCAGATGGTATCGACCGGAAGCTTGTTGCGTTAAAACTAAAAATCGGCGCATCAACGCTCTGGAATTATTTACAAGAGGATAATCCGGAAAGTGATAAACCCAAAAAGCCCGAAGTGATTAAAAAAGATAAGCCGGTTATCACCCTGGACTTTACAGACCGTGAAGATTTGTATGAGGAAATATGTAATATCGCTGAAGAGCGATTACGGAAACCCGCTGGTCAGGTTTTATGGTGGCTGATGAATGCGGATTTTGATAAACTAATAGGGGGTATGGCCGGTGAGTGAAAACGAAAGACATATTGAGGGATGGAAGAATATCGCAAAACTGTTTCCTATGATCAGTGAGGAGACGGTTAGGAAAAAGTACGGAAAAGAAATGTTATCAGGCGGTTGGGTGTTTAAAACCCTAAGAGGAAAGCATAAAAGCCCGAGGATTTGGGCCTATCCATCAATCGTAAAACAATTTATTGCAAAAAAACAAATCGACCATGGTTATGTATGAACCCCGACCGGAGCCGGGGTGGTTTAATTATAAAAGTGATTTGATATAATCTTCAATAGTTCCTTCTGAATTTTTTGCGGTCTGTGAATACCAAAATGCATTTGCCCATATTTCCAAACACGCGGCTTGAAATGTGGTGAGGTTTCCGAGTTTTTCAAAAAACGGATCTTTTTCAATGTTCCATTTTTTGTCCAGCCGGTATAGTGCAACACCGTCCGTGCAATTCATGGTGAGATGGCGTCCGTAATTGTCGGAACCGATCATGCTGCCGTTCATCACGTCCAACATGATGCCAAGCTCCCCCTGCGAAAACCGTTCTTTTAGCTCATTCAGTGTGAGCCGGAACAATCCCGGCCAGCTATTGAGGATATGTTCACAGCCTGCGTTCAGGGTGCGGAATTGACCGGGGATAAACTCAGCGGTTGTTTTTGAGATTCTTGGTGCGGTCTTAATCATGGTTTTTCTCCTCGAGGTTAAGGTTTTTAATTTCGCGTAGCTGCATATGATACTGCTCGGCGCGTGTAATTATCATTTCGTATTGCCAGAATTACATCAGCGCGCACACAAACATGCCCATCGGCTCCAATTTTTTTCATGACCTCAGCGGCAAATCTATTTGTTTCCGTGTGACAATTCCCGGCGTCATAACTGTCTTCAACCGATACCCATATCTTTTCAGGCATATCGATTTTAACTTTTTCTGCTCGGCGTTTGCGAAATGCTGCAATAGCATTTTTTACGCAATTTTTTGCATATTTAACTGTTTGAATTTCGGGTAAATGATATTGTTCTCCGAAGCCGTCAACCAGCATCAAAGACTTTTCTTCCCTGTCATAATCAACACTCAGGATTCCCGGCACATGCGCAGATAAAATTCGGCGCTGAATGTGGACTGGAAATTTAGCTGTTTTCGGCGTTGCAATTCTTCGGCGTTGTGGTTCTTCTTTTCCGATTTTGATATAATTTTGGGTTACATATACAGTATGCCTATTATGATCAGCGTCAACATAATACATACTATAATTATTTCCATGATTTACGGGAGAAATCAGAGTATAATCAGCGTAGTAATCATAGTGGGTCCATTTACCACCCCAAGGGTTTTGGCCCCGGTCATAACTTTCTGTGCGCATTCCAGGCGATAAGCATGAGTCTCCACAATGTGTCCGTTTTTTTCGGCCAAAATCGCAGACGCTATAAGAGTGTTTTTCAATTTCATCCATTTCAACCAATTCACCACGATTTTTTTCGGCAACCCTGACAAATTTCTGCATCCTCGGAAAATCAGAACAATAATTGACATAATGAGCACGCACATAAACAGGCTTTTCTTGCAATCGTTTCATCTCTCGGTTGGCAGGATGTTGCAGAATTAACAGACGATTCTCGGCTGACAGATATCTCGGCAATCGTTTCATTCCGACATATCGTGCTAACAGTCGTCGCTCGTGGTCCTTTGCAATCCACTGCTCTTGTGTTGTTTGTCTGTACCAGAGGTCGGGTTTTGGTTCATCAAATACACTGGCAGTGTTTGCCATGATATATTTTTTTGCTCCGGTGTAGGTTTTTGCAGTGCTACCAGCATTTTGAGCAGCGTCAATAACCGATTGTTTTGTTTTGTATTTCATGTCAATCCCTCCTTGTTAATTGTTAATCTTAATTACAATATAATATTTGTTTTAATGTTTGTCAAGGCTTTTTTTAAAAAAAAGTGAAATAAAATAAAAATAATTTCAAAAGCCATATATTTTTTTATGATTTTTACCATTTCATAAATACCACTCTATAAAGTCCACACCATGAAAGTCCACTCTATGTCTACCATTTGACAGCGATTTCTTTAATAATATAAGATGCATATTGTTATGAAAACCCCGAAGAATGCTCTCGAAGCAATTGGCAATCCAATACACCAGGTGTTCCGGGAAAATGGGATTACAGCCGAGTATTTAGTTAAAAAATTAAAGAAAGAATTGAACGCGGAAAAAACCGTGTTTCAGAAAGTAAAAGGATCGGCAGAAATTCCATTGACCCCTACAGGAAAACCCAAGAAAGGGTTAAAGATTGTCACAACAACGGGCTTAATTGAGAAACGATTCGTTGATGGCGAAACAGAAAAGGAGTTTACCGACGGTGAAACAGTAATTGCAATCAATATGACCGATTGGACGACTCGGCAGAAAGCCAGGATGGATGCCCATAAGCTTAGAGGGGACTATCCGTCTGAGAAACATGAAGTCAGTTTGATCGATACTCCAATACTTAACGCTATTATAAAGATGGTTGAGGACGCGAAAGGGCCTGAATACGCTGAAACCTTTAAGGAGGCATTAATAAAGAATGCTGCAGGCGATTCAAAATAATTCTCTTCCCGAAAACCCGTTAGACCTGGCCGATATGTTGCGCGGACAGATCACACCCGACGCTATTTCCTCACTTCATGTTGTAAAACCATTTCACGAATGGGTGGACGGAATCACATTAGATGGCCGTCAATTCACATACAAAAACCACGAATACCTCAGAGAACCCTACCAAGACGCCCACATCGATCAGACAGAGCTCAAAGCAACACAAATGGGCCTAACCTCAAAGGCTATGCTCCGGGTGATGTATGGCGCCAGGTACGGCAATTACCGTGGCATTTTATATCTCTTCCCGTCTAAATCTGATGTGACCGACTTCTCTAAGGGTCGAATAAATGCCCTGATTGATGATAACCCGGAAATAGAGTCATGGCTCAAAGACACGGACTCTGCGAACATAAAACGGGTGTGGAATTCATTTCTCTATCTCCGGGGCATGAAATCAAGAGTCGGCTTGAAGTCTATTCCTGTTGATTTTATCGTGTTTGACGAGCTTGACGAAGCGCCACAAAAAGCCGTTGATATGGCATATGAGCGTATGGCTCATAGTGAATTCAAGGAACAACTCAAACTATCCAATCCAACCCTGCCGGATTACGGTGTCGATAAGTTCTTCCAACAGACAGATCAAAAGTACTGGCTGTTAAAATGCCCCAAATGTAATCACTATACGGACTTGGTGGGGACATTCCCGAAAGAAGCAAACAAGGATGTACCTACAATCATCGAACACAAAGGGCGCGTGATCCGGGCGTGTGAGAAGTGCCATGCGGAGTTAAATCCTTCAGTTGGCCAGTGGGTCGCCAAGCATCCAAGCATAACCGATAAGCGGGGATATCAGTATTCTCAGTTGTGGTCTCACTTTGTTGATCCTGCTGAAATCCTACATATGTACCGCACCACTGACAATCTAACGGATTTATTCAACCTGAAGATTGGTATTGCCTGGGTGGAAGCCGAGAATCGGTTGAGCGTTCAGGATTCATTACGACTATGCGCTGATCATGGCATTGAGAACCAAGATCCCGGGCCGTGCTTCATGGGCGTTGATCAGGGGAAGGATCTGCATGTTGTCATTGGTAAGCGATGCCCAGGCGAAGAAGATAAAATAATCCATATTGGTGTTTACCGTGATTGGGAAGAGCTGGACCGTTTAATGGACAATTTTAATGTGTCCCGGTGCGTTGTGGATGCACTCCCGGAAACACGGAACGCCAGGGAGTTTGCGAAGAAACATAAAGACCGTGTGTGGTTGAGCTATTACAACATTCACCAGAAGGGATCATACGCCTGGAATGACAAAGAGTTTATCGTTGCGAGTAATAGAACCGAGAGCCTTGACGCTTCGCATAAACAGATATCCAATCGAAAGATAATCCTGCCACGGGAGAATGACATGGTGCGGATGTTTGCCGAGCAATTACACAATGTCGCTAAGAAGCTGGAAGAGGATGAGGAAACAGGGTCAAAGCGATATGTTTATATCAAGCTCGGACCGGATCATTTCAGACATGCGTTTAACTATGAGACCATGGCAAGGCAGTTTGGGGCGGGTTTCTTTGGGGAGTGTGATTTGACATGAGAGAACACTACCCAAGCATAATCCAAGCCCGGCGTGACAGCATCGAAGAGACCCAGGCGCGTAAAGATTGGGCGATTGTCACCGGGCAAAAGGAAGTCCCGAAGCCGACGTATTATGAGAATATCGAGACCGGCGAAAAGTATTACCACATTGCCGGGGCAATCGGCTGGCCATGGGAAAGCATACCCGGCTATGCCATGGTTATAGGTGTCAATAAGACAGACGATGGATTGTGCCGGATGACAATCCTTGAAGAGATCGAAGATTCGAATGTTCCGAGATTGCTTTTGCGTTGTGTGGGCCTCCGGGAAAAATACGGATACTGGGATAGCTCCGAGCTGATGCGGTATTTCTTCGGAGATGACACCCGATACACTCCTATTACGTTGAATATCTGTTTTAAACTCCGGGAGAAGGACGGTTATGGTGACGGCCATGGCTTTTGGATCTACTCCCCGGATGATTTCTATGAAAAGGACCATTTTGAAACGTATGTTAGACAGGTACTTGCGGCGCTGACAAAGGATGAGACCGGACATAAGATGTTAATCATCGGCCAGAACGAGAAGATCCGAAACCACATCCAAACATTATCAAACGATTCGGTCACACGGTTAGAGATGCGACAGAGAGCAAAGGAATATCCGGCCATGTTCGCTTTGGGCGGATTGGTTCACACGTTGTTGCAGCGCAAGCCGTGGCTGGAGGGGTCCGGGGGCGAGGCGTTTAATTTGGAGTTTTAAAAAAGGACTTAACCAATGAATAAAAACATCATTTTAACATTCAGACAATTACAGAGCGATGGTTCATGGGCTGAGGATGCGGCAACTGTTAGTCTTGCTAAAGACGGAACGCTGACCTCTGACGCCGTTGATATCAGCCATACGAGTGGGATCATTCAAATTCAGATTTCTCATGCGTCCGATGGAGCGGCGACAGTTACCGGGGAAATATTAGAGTCAGTCGATGGAGTAACTTTTGTCGAAAACGCAACCGGGTTTGGTGATTCTATTGCGAAGGCTACGCCGACGATTTACTGTCACGATGCCAAGGCGAACCGGTTCATAAAGATCAAGATCACTGAGGATGATGTTGCGGCTACGGTTGTTACGCTGAGTTTAGCGATTAGATAATAGTGAGTTAAAGAGTTCTGCTAACCAACTAACGAAGGAGATTTAAGATGGCAGCTTTAGACGACAAAGTTTTAACGGCAATGGGGAACTATGCGTACTTTGATGTTTATGATGAAGACGACTTGAGTTCCGATGATAACCGGGGATTAGCGACGCAGCAGAGCATTAAAGCCTATGTTGATGCTGGTGGCGACGGTTTTACATTCGCAGATGCAGGAACAACCCCCAGTATTGTAACGGGAACCTATCAAAGTACGGCTGATGGCGGCGTAATTTTATCTTCTGACAATACTTATAATGCCGCTTTCCTTGCCGATGATTCCGGGAGTAATATCGGTTGTAGTGTTAGGAATTTACTTGGCAGGCTCCTACTTACTGTTGATCAAAGCGGTGCTTCAATACGCGCATTAATGGGGCAGCTTAAGCTTCTGGACGGTGTTGATGTGGCAACCGGGATTTATACCGGTGTTCAGGGTTATCTGGAAATGGCTGGCACCCATGCCTGTAGTAGCGGAGCAACCTTTTCATGTTTTGATGCTTCGGCGGAGATTACGACAGCCTTAACCGTTGCTTCAGGTGGTGAATTCGCAGGGGTACACGTTGAGACAACTGGAGCCGGAACTATTACAAACAATGGAACATGCGCCGGTATCTTGATTGACAAGGCAGCGGGTGCCGCAAGCTGGCCCGAAGGTATCCTAATTGATGGTCCGTCCGTCATTATGGGTATGCGGATTGGCAAGTTTGCCGGAAGTGCGGCTACGACTTCGGCAGTAGTATTCTCGACAGATCAGGATGTTTATACGGACGGTCAACTTTCAACAATGGAAGTCCATGGGGCTACCAATACAGATTTGACAAGTGCGTATTGTGCTAAATGTGGACGATTTCGCCATGTTGTAAGCGGATCGTCTATGACAGCCGCCCATGAAACATACGGTCTAATGGGTCAAGTGGTTGTGAAAGGAACGACACTTACCCACCTTCATTCCGGTCTGATTGGTACGTTTGAAGGCCATACTTCCGGTGTTGTAGTGAATTCTGCCTACGACTTTGGAGCTTGTGGGGTTATGGCCAGGGTAGGCGGTGGAGCCGCAATTACGGCAACTACGGATGTGTGTGGTTTTGTTGCATTTTTAAACAGTCCTGCCATGGATAGTGGATCAGCCAATGCTATTGGCATTTGTGATGTCGGAACCGCTGCATGGACAAACGCAATTGCGATCAGTCGGGCAACCAACTTATTTGATCTTCCGGCTGCCGGTACAGATCCAGTAATTTCAAATGCGTTAGTTCCGGCCACTGCGCCTGATGCTGGAACAATGGGTGCGGATGCGTGTATTCGGGTACTGCTTAACGATGTGGCTTATTACATACCCCTGTATGATTCGCTGCATGGCTAAAATTGAATCAAGCGGGATAGGCGCAAGCCGATAAAGAGGACCTCACCTCTCCTCTTTCCCGCTTTTCAAAAACGAGGTGAGAAAACGAGGTGGATATGGAATTGAATGTAAGAGAACGATTAATGCTGGTAAGTGTTTTACCTAAAGAAGGTGACATTACAACCCTGAAAATTATCCGCAAGTTGAGAGAAGACCTTTCGTTCAGCGAGGAAGAACACAAGGTTCTCAATTTCAAGCATCAAAACAATATGACGATTTGGGATGATGCGGTTGATGTTAAAAAAGAGATCGAGATCGGAGAAAAGGCAACGGATGTGATAACCGAAGCCTTGGAAACACTTAGTAAAAACAAGAAACTCCATGAAGACCATTTGCCTTTATGGGAAATGTTTATAGAGAAAGATTAATGACCCTAACCTTCTGGCAAATAATTACCATGCTTGGCGCCGGGGCCTTTATGACGGCCATGGGTGCTGTGATCACCGGCGTACTTGTGTATAAAACCAAGTACGCCGGCCAATCAATGTTTCACGAGGAACACAAGCCCGAGGCGGAGGCGTTCACCGTTGATGACGATTTCACTGACAGTCTGCTTGAAACGTCTCCCCCGGAAAAGCAAGAAGATCCTGAAGAGGTCAAAGCGGCTAACGAGAAGTTTATTAAACAGTTTAACATGGATCGGATGATTAAAGAGGCGGAGAAATATGCCGAACCGAATGCGTAGCAGCTTGGAAACACCACAAGAAAGAGCAACAAGGGCACACGATGACTTCTTGGATGAAAGGGTGTTTCCAGCACAAAACATTAAGGTTCTTATCGATAAGGACCGGCTAAAAGAAGGATACCCGGCCTTTAAATTGTTCTTTGATGTTGGAATGTCGAAATCAAAAGGTGATGCCCGGCGATTAATCAACCAGGGTGGGGCTTATGTCAACGGTGAGCGGGTTAAATGTTTTGACCAGAAGATAACCCTTGATGATGTTGTTCACGATCAGATCATACTCAGGGTTGGGAAGAAGCGGTATTTGACGGTTTATTTAAGTAAAAAAACGGAGGGGTTTAATGGTTTGGGACCTTGAGGGGAAAAGAAAGAAAGCTTTAAAAACGTTCACAAATGATGACTTAGCGGGTGAGTTGGAGCGACGGAAGAGCGAGAAAATGCTTATATTTAAACAACAACTTAAAGAAACTCAAAGATACGCAGAGAGATTAGCTGCTTCGGCCATTTTTGGCTTAGATGAACACAGTGATGCCAAACCAAAGGAAAAACCATTGCGAGAAATAAATATGGGAACAAAACGTTTCACTTCTTTATGCGTTATGGATGAACCCGGCGATGGTGGTGCATGTCATAGATATAAAATAATGAAGACCAGGAATCCTAATGGTGGTATCTATGTACCGGAGCAATATGCAGATGTTAAGTTCCAGAAAGGCCCGGTCAAAGAGAACGGTGTCAACGGATGCTTCCAGGAAGACCTGATCGCCATTGTGATTGATCGTCTTCAATGTTTTCAAGCCGGAGATTTCGCTTGCCGTGAAAATGCTTTGGCGTTGACGAAGTTGGAAGAGGCTTTGCATTGGCTGAATCATCGGACTGCTGATCGACAGGCGCGGGGTGTTGAGGGGAAGAGTGAGTTATGATTCTTGACCAAAAATCCAAAGATGCCATAACTAAGATACTAATTTTAGCTTTTCATGAAACTGAAAATCCGGGGAGTATTCAGGAGACTACCCTTGATGGGGATTTGGCTAATTACATGGAAAAGGTTATGGCTAAATATCATGGCAAGCAATACAACGAAACTCTTCCTGTTGCCGGTGTTACTTGCAATATGTTTTATTGTAGAGTCCAATTTGTTTTGTCTCAAATTTTAGATGTTATTGAAAAGGTAGAACCATATGCCACTTGACGTAATATGCCCATGGTGCAGAGAATGTTATTTTGAGACCAATGATCAGGATAAGCGCTTTGAGCTTGATGATCGCGGTATTTTGTTTAGGAGTTTCCAGAAACCCAACTTCCGGGTAAGCGAATTCGTACAAAAGTACGATCCTAACCGCCCGGCCAATGCCGCTATGATTAGGTTAAAGGATGAATTCAAGGAACACATCGACGATATCCCCCATGATTGTGATTTAACGTCAGAGGGAATCGGGCCGTGTCCGGGTTGTGGTAATCCGCTGTCGAATGATAATTATACGTTTATCACCCGAGAGCAGGAAACCACAGCAATTATTGAAGAAACTGACGATTACGAAGGTACTGAATGCCGATACTGCGGTGAACTATTTCCGACTTCAAAGGGTAGAATCATACATGAAAAACGATGGTGTAAAAAACGTCCAGATGCCGAGTGAAGCTTTCTCCCGGCGCTTGAATAATCTGATAGCTAAATATTCCAAACAGCTGACCAAGGCCCATTTTAAGGGCATGACCGGGCCTGTCAATCTTGAAGTCAATATGACGCAGGGTATGATTAATAATGCTTATTTGATGCCTAAGAGGAAGTTGGAAATTGAATAAATAACATAAACTCGGTTACCCCTTAACCCGGAAACGGGTATTACGCGGCCCGATAGAACGTGCAGAGTGCCACCTCCCACTCGTGCAGAGTTTTATCGGGCCTTTTTCGTTTGAGGACGTTGAATGTTTAAAACTTACAATATTGCGAATTTACCGCCGGACACAGACAAGGAAGCGGTTGGAAAGTTCGGCCAGCTTCTATTCGAAGATGCCCAAAGGGAAAAGGAGCGCCAGGGACTTCCGCACAAGTGGACACACGCATACGCCATGTATCGAGGCGACCACTGGCAAAAAGGCGCGGCCTTTCGCAAGAAAAGCAAGTCAAAGGTTACGGTCAACCTGTTTTTTACCAACGTCATACGAACCGTATCCAACATAACCGCCCGGCGTCCGGTGGCCGAAGTCGTTGACCTTGAATCCGGTGAAGACAATGCGGATATGGCCTTGACCGCCCGTAATCGTAAATGGTGGAAAGAGACCAAACAGCAAGTCAAGCTCAAAGAAACCGCCCTCAAGATGGAAAAGTACGGAATCACCGTCGAGCATCCGGTGTGGATGGGCAAGAAAAACGATTGCGACATTGTTGTCATGGATTGTTTTGCCTGTTTCCCGGCACCCGGTAACTGGAAGAATTTTGATGAGGATTGCCCGTATTTTTGCAAAGCGTTTGCCGAAAACTGCGATGTGCTGGAAAAACGATACGGATTAGATCCGGGAACGATTAAACCTGACGAAGTTTATTCTTCCATGGGAGAGGCCAGGTCCGAGACCCGCCCCGTACCGACAGACACCTATCCGGGATCGGTGGCCGCAGCCGGGAATTATACAGATCCAAACATGCACCCGGTTGTGGATGGAAGTACCTATCTTCAGAAAAGAGCTCTTGTCGTAGAGTTGTGGGTGCGAGATCCCTATACCAAGACAACTACCTCCGAGAATGTAGTGGGCGAGGACCTTGAGGGCAACCCGGTTATTGAGAAAACCACGAAAAAGAAATACCCGGACGATATCCGGCGAATCCTTTTCACCAATCAAGGGCAATTGGTTTTAGAGGACACGCCTAATCCAAATATAAACTGGGCACTACCGATGGACCGGGTAAAAGAAACTCACGCATGGGGGAGATTCCCTTTCTATAAAGTCAATTCGTACCTTGATACCACATCGCCATGGGGATTCAGTGCACTCGATCAAGTGGGAGATCTCAATAAAAAGGTTGATGAAATCATGTCGCGTCTTTTGGCATGGGTTATGCGGGTCATGTTTCCGCCGCTGATCGTGGCAAAAGAGACCGGATTGACAAAAGCCATGATCAACTCTGATCCGAACCGGGTCTATATGGTTGAAAAGGTGGCGCATGTCAACGGTATTCGATTTGAGCCGGTACCGAATCTGCCGAGCAACTTCATTGAGATATTGAACCTCGTTTTAACATTCTTTGACCGTATTTACCAGATTGAAGACGCTGATCGCGGTGTAGGCCCCAGGGGAGTCGTTGCCGCTTCCGCTATTGTCGCCCTTCAGGAGCGAAACGCCGTACTGATTCAAGAGAAGATTATCGCCGTTGACGGTTTGGTGGAGAACAGGGGCAAGTGGAAAATCTCAATGGATCAGAACTTTGGATTCATTAAGGAACCGATTGAGGTTGACGGTGACCGAATGGATTTCCGGGGAACTGATCTTGTAGGCCGAAAGTTTAACTTTGTGGTTGAATCCGGGTCCACCATGCCGAGGACATCATTACAGGTCGAAGAACAGGCCAAGGATCTTTATGATAAAGGCGCAATTGACAGGCAAGCCCTTCTTGAAGCGTTGAACTTCCCGAACTGGAAGAAGATTATCGAACGTGCCGGCGAGGGCCAGGTTGACCAGGCATTGCAGATTCTAATCGCTGCGGGTCTGGATGAAGAAACGGCATATGCTTTGAAACAATATGTCATGCAGCCGGATCAAGGCCCGGGTGGGTCAAAAGAAAAATCCGGTGTTGAGTCTGTTGGGAAACCCAAAGGCATACAGGGGAAAACGCCTCCGGCGGGTGTTAGGCAGAATCCGGCGGTGGGGAAAGGGGTATAGATGAGACAAGCAAAAATTCAATATAAATGTCGTAATTGTGGCGCTGTTTTTGAAGATGATCTTTTTGTAACTGAAGAAATGGCCAATATTGTTTTGGCGGCTATTGTAGAGCTGAAACAATTACCGACAGTGGGCTGCACAACACCGCCTTATTTTCCTTCAATATACTCCATTCATGTGTGCAAGGAAACAGATGATGAAGTTCAAAAGGGTATTGCGGAAGTAATAGGCTATAGAATCCAAAAGGAAGGAGTATAAATTGCCTATTTATGAATACGAGTGTCAAGCCTGCGGAAACATCGACGAGCTAATCGAAATAAAATACAACAGCTCAAAGTTTAAGAAATGCTCCGAGTGCGGTGGCCGGTCAAAACGGATTATCTCCGCCGGTGCTATTCATACGGATACCCCGAGCTGGATCAATGATGAACTCAGAGGGAGTATCCAGGGTGATGATGAGCGACCGATTGTGAACCGTAAGGATCTGGCCGAGGTTGTGGCCAAGAAAAAGATCGAGCCCATTGAAAAAGGACATCGAAATCTAAGGATGATATAATGGGATTACTTGACAGAGCGAGAAAGAAGATAAGCAAAACCGTCGAGAATTTACGACCAATGAAACGGTTGTCCGAGGGTTTGGGCGGTGGACCGTCGAATAAACCCAAGGTGACGCCGGCCAGTAAGCGCAAAAAGGTTAAGCCTAAAGGTGAAGGTACTATTTTCAGAGGGAAAGACGGAAAGCTTTATCGCCGCGCCGAATAACAGATTTTTTAGAAGGAAACAGACAGGCAGTAGATAGAAAGGAGATAGACATGATAGTAAAGGTAGAAAGGTATTCAGGAAGAGAGGAATATATTATGATTGACAATATTAAAGAGGTTCACAAGTCTAACGGATTTGACAATGCCGAACCTTTAAGGGCGACAGACATTTTAATTCAGGATTGTGGCGAACAGGTATCAAACGTAGTTGGGGGCGCAACCTGTATGGAGGCATGCAAAATGCGCTTGAACTGCGTCAAGAATGACGGTTCAGAGATTGATATAATTTTTGATACAGTTGCTTATATTCTTAACGATAACGGTAAGACCATAGAGCGTGTTTTGGCGAATCAAAGAAGTGTAATGTGCTCAAACGAATAGAATAAACCTACTGTCTGTTTGTTTTTTAAGGTTTAACATAACGGATACTTTTTAATCCCGAGAGGGATATTAAACAGCCCGGATGGAATGGATAATGCGAAGGCACCCATTTTATACCGGGCTTTTTTATTAACACTTAACGAAGGGGTAGCTTGAAATACAGTCCCTAACCACAGGGTAGCCGTATAACGGTCCTGAAAGAGAGGCAAAGATGCCAGGAACCAAAGACGACGAAGGAACGAAAAAGGTTGCTCCCGTTGACGAACCCAATAACAAGGATGCCCCGGCAAAGCCGGACAAGCAACCTGATGAGGGTAAGAAAAAGGAAGAGCAAACCTTTGGTCAATTCAAAACTGCTGAAGAGCTTGCAAAAGGCTATTCCGATCTTGAGAAGAAGTTCGGAACTCAGGGCAAGGAGTTAGGGACCCTGAGAAATGAAGTCGCTCAACACCGTGCGGCCTTGGCCGAGAGGGACAAAGCCGACAAGCAGAAACAGGAACCGATCACCGATTATGACGCAAAGCTCAATGAGATTTACGAAAAATTGGAGGTCGGGGATATTTCAGTCACGGAAGCGGTGAAACAGTCCAATGCGTTGACCGCCGAAATGACCATGGCGAAAGCCGTTGCCGAGTCCAACAAGCGCACACAGGAGATTCTAATCGACAAGGACGCTGAAACCGCCGAATCAGAGTGGCACAGAGACCATCCGGACTATGCCGAGGTTGTGGCCTCCGGGGTATTACAGCCCTATATCGACAAGAATCCTATCCTGGTCGATGAGACCGTTGCCTATTTTCAGTACAAGGCCGATCAGCGCTTTGAAGAGGGCAAGGCCGAAGCCGAAAGAATTGCCAAGGGAGCCGATATCGCGGACACCGTTGTCAAAGAACCTGGGGGTTTAGCACCAAGAACACCAACTAGGCAAGAACCCCTGTCCGAAGACAAAATGCTTGCAGCGCAAATGGAAACGCTGAAGAAAATGAGGGGTCAGGCTTAGTTCTCACTATAGGAGAATTTAACGATGGCACTTACATTAGATGAACTTAACGCGACAACTTTAGACTATTGGGAAAGAACGACTACTGATATTTACTTTCTCGATAACGTACTGCTTTGGAAACTGCTAGGAAATGGCAACCTCGACAACGAGCTTGTCAAGGCCCATGAAACCGTTGACGGCGGTATGATGATTCGAGTTCCGCTCGAATACGCAGAATCCAACAGCGGATCTTATGGAAACGTCACAAGGATTGACCAGGGGAAGGTTGACCTTGCCAATGCCGCTCGGTTCAGATGGGCGGGGTATTTTTCAAGTAACACCATTGACCTTAACGACAAAATCAAGAATGCCGGTGATGCCGCAATGATCAACCTGGCCAACCTGAAGATTAAAAATATCCAGAAAACCATCCGGAAAAAGATGGGGACGGATATTTACGCTTCTGCAGCGGATAGTTATTCATTCCTCGGCCTGGGAAACCTGTTTAGCACGGTAACGGCAACCGCATACGGTTCAATCGCAGAGGATGATATGGCCGATTGGAAGGCGAATCTTATTGATACCGCCGAGGCAATCAACTTCAAGAACCTTCAGAAGTGCCGTCGAACCCCGAATATCGGCCAGAACGATAAGGATAAGCCGAACCTGTATATCACCACGGATCTTTTGAAGGACGGTTTTGAAAGAACCCTTCAGGTCCAGGCGCGGTATAAAGATGTGGATATGGCCGATGCTGGATTTGAGAATGTTCTTTTCAAGGGTCAGCCGGTTGTGGCCGATGATCGCCAGACCGCTGGGTACTGCGATTGCTTGAATACTCGATATCTGAGGCTTCGAGCGCACAGTATGTATAACTTTACGCCTCCGGTGTGGAAAGCCAACAACGATCAGCCCGATGTGTGGACGGCGGATCAGCGGTTCATGGGGCAGTTGACCACGAACCACAGAAAGGCCCATGTACGGCACACGAATTTTGATGAGCCTGCGTAAGGTTGTGTAAGGTTTGAATAACTCCGACTGGGTAGCGCAACTGTTACCCAGTCGTAAATAACCATTATTATAAGGAGAACCAACATGGATGAAGACATCAGATTTCCAGTACATCTTTTAGGCGTTGCCGGAGTTGAAACGCTACCCTTCATATGCCCGTACAGATGCACGGTACGGGACTTGATCGGGGTTGTTGACGCTGATCCCGGCGACGACGAAACCGTAACGCTTACCAATAACACTCAATCCGTGACCTTGGGAGTATTGCTTTTTGGCAATGATATTGCGGCCAACACAGCGCATGTATCATGGACGCCGGACGCCACAAACGGGAATACAGTTTGTGAAGAGGGCGACATTCTCTTGTTTACGACTTCGGATTGTGCGGCCATTGCGGTATTCAACATGATCCTCGAACTTGATCCAAAGTGTAGAGTGCCCTGATGAAAAGCCGTGAATTAATAGAACGTGTCAAGGAAAAGATCCACGATGCGTCCTTTACGCCCAAGAGGATTCTTGACAAGCTCAACAAAGGCGTCGGGAGGATCGCCAACCTGGTTGATCTTCCCGACCTTAAATCGTCTGACACGGTTGAAACGAGTACAGACCCGTATGTTTCCCTGCCGTCTGATGAGGGTAATGTCTTCCACAAGAAAGACAAAAGCCTTTTCTTTGTTTCGAGCGCCAGCCAAGACAATGAGGTTTACATCGAAGAATCGTGGATCAAATTCTTGGGCAAGTGGCCGACCCTCGATGATGCGGGAGACGTTCAACAGGTGTGCGTTCGCGCAAGCCGGTTGTATTTTCAGCCGATCCCGTCGGATGCGGACACGTTGACGCTTCATTTTTTCAGGCGCCCGGTGGCCATGACCGCCAATTCAGACGATGAGCCGGACGGTATTCCAGAAGACTTACAGGAAGACCTTTTGGTTAATTTCGCCTGTTGGGATATTTTTTCGGAGAAAGAAGACGAAGACGGAAAGACCCCTGAAACGGATAAATACCAAAGGTTGTTTGCCCAGGCGCTTGCCGAACTGAAGATGTTTGTAGGTCCGAGAGATGCCAAACCGGATTATTACGATTATAACGAAGAGGATTTTATATGACTGACGAAGAAAAACCCAAGATGCCGGAATTAACCCCGGAGCAAAAAGCGGCGATGGAAACCGTTAAAAATAGTGTTTCCAAGTTCAATCAGGTCGTGTCCTTCTACCTTTTTAATCAGCTTCAAATGATTAACGATGGAGAGATCCATATTTCTTTAACGGTTAAGAATCGACAGATCGATAACATTGAACTGCACTCACGGATGTCAAGGAAGATGGTTAATGGCCAAAAAGATTAGACTCTTTACCGGGTCCACAGGGCTAAACACCCAAGAAGATCCGGCAAGGATTCAATATAACACCAAGACAGGCGTTCAGGAACTTGCTGCTTGCGAGAATATTGATATCAGCGACGACGGAAGGATATCAAGACGCAAGGGATTTACGCAGCAGGTTGATTTGTCTGGATGCCACAGTTTGTTTTGTGAGGGCAGGGATTGTCTTTTTGTCCATGGCGACGCGCTTTGTGTGCTGAATAAGGATTACAGCTATACCGCAATCCGGAATGTTACGCCTAATGCACGGCTCAGATGCCGACAGGTGGATGATATCGTTTATTACTGTAATGGGTTTGAGCGCGGATATGTCTTTGAAGGCACAAGCTACGGCTGGAATATGCCGACTTATTACGGTCCTGTTACCACAAAAGCGTTTACCGATCCTCCTATAGGCACTGACCTCGAGTATTATGCCGGGCGTATGTTTGTTGTTCAGGGCAAGATCGTGCCGTATAGCGAACTGTTTGACATTTCGACATTTGAGCGCAAAAGCTATCTTCCGTTCGACCGTGAAGTCGTGATGTTTAAAGCGGTTAAGGACGGTATTTATGTTAGCACCGATAAAGAGACCTTGTTTTTATCCGGAAACGACGCCAAAGCTTTGGATATCACAAAAATTGCCGATTACCCGGCGATCAAGTGGACTGAGGTTAAAATTATCGGTCGCCTAATTTTTACCAAGGACGGAAACGCCATGATTTTAGACAAGGGCGGAAGTGCCTGCCTGTTGTGGCTGTCCAAAGAAGGTGTTTGCTTTGGTGGTCCTGGCGGCGAGTTCGTTAATTTAACCGAGCATAAGGTTGATTTGCCAACCGCTTTAACCGGATGCGGTTTTATGTACGATCACAGATATATCGGAATTATGGACCCATAAACAAAATATTATAACGGATACTTTTTGATCCTCTTTAAGAGGACCCCAAACGGCCCGATTGAGATGTATTTCTCATTCGGGCTTTTTATTTGAAAGGAGAACAAAATGGCTTTACGACTTTCAACAGGATTGAGAAATTTAATGCTTGGCGGGCAGGCAACGGTGACCGCAATTACCACAGGAAGTGATGCGTCAATCGAATTGAATATTACTGGTGGTGATGACACCATTACCAGGGATGCAGGCAGTTGGATCACTGACGGATTTGTAGCTGGGGATATAATCAAAGTAACAGGGTGTACTACAGCCGCCAATGATACAGCACTTACCGACCTTCGGATCAAAACTGTGGCTGCGCTGACATTGACTTTCGATGGTGCGGTTATTAATACGGACGAAGCACTTGCCGCCGCAGGCGTTATTTGTGCCGCCAAGGGTGGATGCCTGAAAGACATTTTCAGGAATGGTATTCTGTATATCTATACCGGTTCCCAGCCTGCTACGGCTGACACCGCCGCTTCGGGTACGAATGTTGTAAAAATTACCGATTCTTCCGGTGCGTGGGTTGCCGGTGCCGAGGCCAACGGCCTTGAATTTGGCGATTATTCAGCCGGAACTTTATCGAAATGCGCGGATCAAACATGGTCCGGGGTTGGTATTGGTGGCGGTGGTACAGCCGGATGGTTCAGGCTTTGTGCCAATGCGACAGATGCCGGAGCCCTTAGTACCACATTGCCGAGAATTGATGGAAGTATCGGAACAAGCGGTGCAAACCTGAATATGTCCAGTACAACCATTGTGGACGATGCCACTTACACCATTGATACGTTTACGCTGACATTGCCGTTGCAGTACGGTTCCTAATCTTAATCTTTTTCAAACGAAAGGGGTTAAGTTATGGGGCAGCTTGTATTTGGGCCATATGATAACAGTGTTTTCGATGCGTATTATTACGACGACGATTATACGTTTCGGGTATGGATACCCCCGGCCCTTTTAACCGAGTGTAGTAAATTTCGAATTGGTTTTGGGTATTATTCAACTCAAAACGTTTATATTGACGCAGTATATGTCGGTCAATCATCGGGAGCAACAGCGGATTCCGCCTTTGACGGAACTCCTACTGCTGTTTTGTTTAGCGGTGTTGCCGCTGTTACCTACAATAGCGCCGTAAAGTACTCGGATTATGTGGAATATGATATAGACCCTACCAAGGGTCTTATCATTTCTATGGAATTTGGGGCGTCTCATTCCTATATGCCGTATGTGGAAGTGGCAACCGGGGATGAGGCCGATATCGTCACTTATCGGGATTATGGTGACTATGCTGATTCATCCTCATTTTCGGCAGATGCGACTTATGAAACCCGGAGACATTTAGTTGTCAGTATCGGAAATGTATTTGAATTAGACGACGATTTATCTAACCTGAAGTCTGATGCCAATATTAACCATGCGCATCAGTCGAACGCCATTTCCGCGACCGCCGATATCGGGGCCGGTGATAACGGTGTAGTTACAACAACCGTTGATACCGCCGGAACTGACGGGAATAATTATACCATTGAGGTTGTGGCCGGTGTCGGTGTAGATCAGGCAATGTCAGCGGCTATTTTAGCTAAGGCCGTTACCGTTACCCTGGGAACCGATGGGGCCGGCGATCCTGACGATACCAAAAATACAGCTACGCTTATTACCGCAGCGATTGAGGCTTTGGCAAATGTCAGTGCAAGTGCTTCCGGCACCGGTGCAACTCCATTAACTGGTGCAGAAGGTCCGACCTCTTTTACCGGGGGTGTGGATCAGTGGAGAACGTTCGATGCTCTTTCGGACATGGAATCAACCGGCGAAGTCGAGTGGAATTATGTTGTTGATGACTTGCCGGATGTTCAATTAACCGGTTTCGGGAAAATCGGCTTTATCGATCTTGACGATGGAGTGTTGTCAGACCTTCAATGCACGGGGCGAACAGGGGATAATGGCGAATTGGGTTATTATGAACCTGTTTATCTTCCAGATATGCGTTGCGAAGGTCAGACAGGGGAACGTGCGGATTTAGACGCCAATCTTCCAGATCTTCAATGCACCGGATATACCGGGGCTCAGGCAGATAACACATTGCCGGACCTGGAAATTTCCGCAACCGGGACCGCCGGGCAGGTTGGAAACCTGGATGAAACACTTCCCGACTTAGATTGTACGGCTTATGCCGGATCCAGATGCGGAATATTAACACTGCCTGATCTTCAGATCGAGGCTACCGCTTCAGGGTCTTACGCCACCCTTGACGCCAAGATCCCTGCATTGATAATCGAGGCTGAAGGATCGACACCGACAACCGGTGTTTTGGATATGGATTTGACATTTCCTACATTCGATGGGGAAATGTCTTTGGATTGTCGGTTGAACCTGAATGCTGATCTTTCAAATTTAAAAATATCTTCAACACTTTATGGACCACGGACTTTAATACTCGATGCAACACTTCCAGATTTAAAGGTCAATGCTGAACTGAAAAGAGAAGTTGCCGGGGAGTTGGATGACAATCTTCCTGGCCTGCGGATAGAATCAACAGCCCATTGTACACCTGAAATCAGTCTTGAAAGCGACCTTCCGGCTCTTAAACTTTCTTCAACGCTTTATGGTCCGAGAACTTTAAATCTTGATGCGACACTTTCAGATCTAAAAATAGAAGCTGAACTTAAACGGGAGGTTTCGGGAGAATTAGACACCGATCTTCCGGGATTACGAATAGAGGGAACAGCTCATTGTACGCCTGAGATCAGTCTTGAAAATGATTTACCGAATTTAAAACTTTCTTCTACAGCCTATGGTCCGAGAACCTTAGTTCTTGACGCCACGTTATCGGATTTAAAAATTGAGGCTGAACTCAAACGTGAAGTTTCGGGAAATCTTGATACCATTCTTCCGGGGTTGCGAATAGAATCAACAGCGCATTGTACTCCTGAAATAAGCCTTGAAAGTGATTTACCAAACTTAAAATTATCTTCTACAGCATACGGCCCAAGAACATTAACCCTTGATGCAACATTATCAGACTTAAAGATCGAAGCCGAACTTAGAAGAGAAGTTACCGGAAGTTTGGATACCGACCTTCCAGGTTTGAGGATAGAAGGCGCCGGCCATTGTGACCTTGATACAATCAGTCTTGACGAAAATCTTCCGATCTTAGGCCTTGAGGCCAGTGGTTACTCGGGCGAAGTCGGAACTCTTGACGCAACACTTTCAAACCTGACAATCGAAGCGTCTATTCTTTCTGAAGAAATCGGAGATCTTGACGCGACACTCCCGGCTTTGGTGATGGGCGACACCCGGACCGGGGGAACCGGAGGAGAAAGCGGAACTATTTCTTATCTTAGCAGATTTGCGGATTATATTTTAAGGCATACGAGGTAATTATGGCAACTGAAAGACTTACCATTGCCCTGAACGCAAAAATAAACGCTTTGTATCAGTGGTCAAACTTTAATTTTAACAGCATGATCATGTTTAACGGTGTTCCGATTGCTGCAAACGAAGATGGTATTTATTCCCTGTTCGATGCCGATGACGACGATGGAACGGATATCGACGCTTTTTTTGAATTGGCTACAACAGACTGGGGGATGCCTGAGACTAAAAAGGTTAGATTTGCCTATGTCAGCGGTGAAACTTCCGGGGATTTGAAATTAAAATTAAAGGTCGATGATGATCAGGAACAAACCTATTTAGTCCCGGCAAGAAAGACCGGGCAACTTCAACACCGATACCATAGGGTTGATGGTCGTAATGATTTGAGAGGCGTTTATTGGCGGCCACGGATAGAGAACACAAAGGGATGTGATTTCAGCGTGGACGCCATGGATGCAATTGTAATGTTTTTGGGGAATAGATAATGACCGAAGGGCCGAAACAAGTCAACATGTACGGAATCCGTTATTTTATTAACGGCGATTTGTCGGACCCGTATGTCAAAAAACTGATGGTTCAGGCCCGGAATGACCTTCGGGGGATGAAGGATAGAAACATAAACGATATTGATCATATCTGGATGAACAAACCCAAGGCGTATAAGATTGATAGCCAGTTTGGGATTGATTCGGTTTATATTGATGTGCCGACTTTTGGGGAAAAAATTAAACGTAAGGTTGTCCTCGAAGAAAAAAAAGAAAAGAAAGACTTAAATGTTTATCTTACTCCTGCATTTGAGGCTTATGATAGCGACTGGAATCAGATAGGATATGTTATTTGTTCTCCTGGAACTTGGAATGCTCCCTACACGCTTATAGTAACTGATAATGTCATACCACCTGATGAAGATGGTGTTGCACTGGCAATAGCAAGAGAAGCTGGTGTTACAGTAGATCCATTCTACTTTCCATCTTGGAAAGATATGTGGTCAAGATATTGGGATGTAGATCCTGACGATAAGCCATACGAAGGAATTCTTGAAAATAAAGATGTTTATACTGGCTATCCCGTATCTGGTATCTATGGCGGAGATATTAGGGTTAATCTTTTTGAAATAGCTTCTACGTTTGAAGAAGTCTTCAGAGAGATGTGGGATATAGAAGGTTTTGCTTACCCGGAAGAAGTTATTACTCAGGTTGGTGAATGGGCTGGAGGTGATTATTTACTAAGCATTGTTTTCCAAAACCAAGATGCATATGGCGAAGATTTAGATCATTGCTCTTGTGGTGATGTTTGCAGGTCTTTGCGAGATATGTCTGGAATTTATACGCTTAATGACTCTTTTACGTCCTACCTTGTATTTACTGGCGCTGATGATCCCATTTCAACGACTTACTTTGATGGTTATTCTGTCGATCAACAAGAAAATAGAACAGATTATATTCCAATGGTACACTGGTTAGCCAACTGCTTTGGTGTTGGGGCCGATTGGGACGATAGGTTTGCAGAACATAAAGCTTTACATATGCACTGGTATGCCGAGACGGTTGAGCCTGGATGTCCACCTAACGGCACATTAACTCATCCAGAAGCTCATGCTTGGGGCGATGCAATAGCACAAGATCATGTTAGCATATCCTTTGAACATTCTGGTATTGCGTATGGAACTAAGTCTGAAACATACTTATCGTGGAATAGTTATTGGGCTAACGCTTATGATATAAATAAGTATTCCTGTTTCTTTCTTGAGCGTTTATGGACAAATGATTATAGCGTAGAAACCACTTTTCATCATATGCCTGACTATGGGTATCAGCCGTATATAACACCACTTCCATATCCACAAGCGGATTATCCAGAATACTGGGATTGGTATCAGACAACAGAGTCGAGTAGTATTAATTTGAATATTTATAAGTACTGGATAGCCATTAATGGAGATAAGGTTTTATGGAAGGAAAGTTTGCCAATTGAAGATGCGTGGGATGGTAACTGGGAGTGGCATGTTCAAGATATGTATATTCGTTACTTTGAACTTGATAAAACTGGGGATAACTTTTGGGTGCTTTTAGCGATACATAATAGGCCACAGGATGAAGACCTTGGGATTAATAGATGGATATACCATATCTATAAATCGTCTTCATTAGAATTAAGCGAGCCTGTAATGTTTGACAATTTACAATATAGTGGTCCCCCAGAATACTATACTCATGAAATTCCAAACTTAGTAGCTCCCAATAGTGGGCCAGTATATGCTCGTGGAACTTTTAGATTGTTTCAAGTAACTGAAGATGATGAAAAAATCAAGATAACAACAAAAAAATGCGAGTATGAAATATAGGAGCCAAAAATGTCAATAGGACCAATGGGAAGCGCAAACGACTTAACACCTCCGGCGGCGGTTTCAAGTGCCGGAACATTGGTTTCGGAGCGATTTGAAATAGCTGAAATTTACGGCACTGAGTCATGGGACAGGGCGTTAACATATTTGGCTCAAATTGCCGGGTTTAGTTTTTATATGCCGTGGACCGCTGTTGAAATGGACGATATTCCGACAACCGGATTAGACGCCATTAATGCAAACGAACCCACACTTCCCGAAATCAGTCCGATAGATATTTTTATCCCGACACTGGATGCGGTTGCCCCGGAAATGGAAGACGTTGAAACCGACATCGGAGATGTACCTAATTTTGTTCCGATAGATCCTAACTTTAATATTCCAGACACGCCGAGCGTAACCTGGCCGGAACTTTTAGACGAAGCGCAACCGTTATCAGATGTAACCATACCCGCAAAGCCAAGCTACACAAGTCCGGCGGCGCCGGTTATGTCAGGGGTAAGCATACCGTCTGTTCCTGAACTCAACATGCCGACATTTGAAGGCGTTGAACCCGAGATAGACTATGGTGAGGCACCGATAGCACCGTCAGTCAGTCTTCCGGATCTTGAACTTATTTCACCGGAAACACCCGATATAGATGTTCCGAGTCCTCCCGAGCTTGATCTTCCGGCATTTGAAGGTGTCAGGCCGATTATGGACACACTGACAATCCCATCTCCCCCCGAATACGATATGCCTAACTTTGAGGGTGTCGAGCCGGATATAAGCGATTTTTCAGCACCGATAGCACCGGAAGCAAGCATACCGGATCTTGAACTTATTTCGCCAGAGACACCGGATGTTGATATTCCTTCGCCGCCCACGTTTGATCTTTCGGAATTTGATGGCATTAAACCGGTGATGGATACATTAACGATTCCTTCACCGCCGGAATATAATATGCCTAATTTTGAAGGAGTTGAACCAGATATAGAAGACTTCTCTGCGCCAGTAGCACCGGAAGCAAGTATCCCCGATCTTTCATTAACGGCACCCGAAACACCAGACATTGATATTCCTTCGCCGCCGGAACTCGACCTTCAGGAATTTGATGGTGTTAAACCGATAATGGATACACTAAGCATACCAACCCCGCCAACCTTGAACATTCCATCCTTTGAAGGGGTTGAACCAGACATAGGAGATTTTTCTGCGCCTATTGCTCCTGAAGCAAATATACCGGATCTTGTGCTTACATCTCCCGAAACACCGGATATTTCAGTTCCGGGTGCGCCGGAGTTAAACCTGCCGACATTTAGCGGAGTTAGGCCGGTAATGGACGCATTGAGCATACCTTCACCGCCGGAGTTTAATGTTCCATCGTTTGACGGTGATCTTCCGGTCACGGATTTAACACCGCCGGAACCCATGTTTTATTACAATGAAACCCGGTATGACAGCGATCTTTTAAACGAATTAACCAGCAAACTTTTAACGGATATCCGAGCCGGGGGAACCGGTCTTGATGCTGACACCGAACAGGCTATATGGGATCGGGCAACTGCCAGACAGACAGAAGAAAATGAAATTGCATTTGAAGAAGCGAAAAACTTTTGGGCTTCAAAAGGATGGGAATTGCCACCGGGCGCTCTTGTAGGTGCGGTGATTGACGTCAGAAACAAAATTGACCGCCGAAACACCGATCTTAACAATGATATTTTAATTCAGCAATCCAAGTTGGCACAGGAAAATACCCATTTCATTATACAGTCCTGTCTTAATCACGAAAAAATGATGATAGACGACACCAATACCTATCAGCAAAGAGCGTTTGAGGCGGCCAAGGCCGTAGTGGATTATGCTATTAAGGTTTATTTGGGAAAGGTTGAAGCGTACAAGGCCCGGATGGAAGGGTACAAAGTTCAGGCCGATGTATTTGAGTCGAGGATTCGTGCCGAAGTTGCTAAAGCCGATTTCTATAAAAGCCAGATCGAGGGCATAAAGGCCGTGGTTGAGGTATTCCTTGGGGAAATGGAAGGATATAAGGCGGACGCTTCTGTTTATGAAACCATCGCAAAGACCGAGCTTGTAAAGCCTGAATTCTTCAAAGCTGAAATAGACGGCAAGCGTTTAATTCTTGATCTTTACATTGCACAATTAGAAAGAGACAAGGTTCGGGCTTCGGTATTTGATTCTGTTGTCAAAGGCGAAATGATAAAGCCCGAGTTTTATAAAGCTGAAGTCGCTGGTATGCAGGCGGAAGTCGATGCAGAAAAATTAAAACTCGCAAAGTATGAGACACAGGCGAACGTATTTGAAACCCTTGTAAAAGCAGAGGGAATAAAGCCAGAATTTTATCGAAGTCAGATCGAGGGCGCAAAAGCAACCGTTGATGTATTCCTTGGGGAAATGGAGGGGTATAAAACCGAAGCATCCGTTTATGATACTTTAGCAAAAAATGAACTGATAAAAACAGAGTTTTATAAAACCGAAATCGAGGGCAAAAGATTAAACCTTGACCTTTATACCGCACAACTGGAACGGGATAAAATCAGGGCAATTATATTCGATTCGATAGTCAAGGGTGAATCAATAAAACCAGAATTCTATAAGGCAGAAATAGCCGGTATGCAAGCGGAGGTCGATGCTGAAAAACTTAAACTCGCCAAATATGAAACCCAGGCAAGCGTTTTTGAAACCAAAGCCAAGGCCGAGGGATTAAAAGCTGATTTTTACCGAAGTCAGATTGAAGGAACGAAAGCGGTTGTTGATGTATTCTTGGGCGAGATCGAAGGGTACAAGGCCGACGCATCCATATATGACACACTGGCAAAAACCGAACTGATAAAAACAGAGTTTTACAAAACAGAAATTGAAGGTAAACGGTTAAATCTCGATCTTTACACCGCACAGCTTGAACGGGACAAAATAAGGGCAATTGTGTTTGACTCAATAATTAAAGGAGAATCAATTAAACCCGAGTTTTACAAAGCCGAAATTGAAGGACTTCAGGCCGAAGTTGACGCCGAAAAACTTAAACTTGCTAAATACGAAACCCAAGCGAATGTTTTTGAAACCAAAGCCAAGGCCGAGGGATTAAAAGCTGATTTTTACCGAAGTCAAATCGAAGGTACAAAGGCCGTAGTCGATGTATTTCTTGGCGAAGTTGAGGGGTACAAAGCCGATGCTTCCATATTCGATACAATAGCGAAGACTGAATTAATAAAGCCTGAATTTTACAAGACTGAAATCGACGGAAAGCGGTTGAATCTTGATTATTATGTTGCTCAACTGGAACGGGACAAGATCAGAGCGTCCATATTCGATTCAATAGTAAAAGGTGAGCTGGCAAAACCGGAGTTTTACAAGGCCGAGATTGCAGGTTATCAGGCCGAGCTTGATTCGCAGAAATTAAAACTTGATAAATACGAGACACAGGCAAAGATATTTGAGACTAAAGCCCGGACAGAAGGATTGAAACCCGAATTTTACAAAGCAACCATAGACGGTATTCGTGTGGGGGTGGATGCCGAGGCCAGGTTGATTGATCTGTATAAAGCCCAACTTGCCGGTATTCAGAATATCATTGACCTATATCGTGCCGAAATGGAGGGTGCTAACATCGAGGCCAAAATCAACCGGGAAAAGGTCGAAATATTTAAAGCCCAGGTAGAAGCGTACTCCGCAGAGATAGGGGCCTTGACCGCAAGGTATAACGCATATCAGGCCGAAGTTGCCGGGGAAGCGGAAAAGGTTAAAATGTACCTTGCCCAGGCCCAGGCATACGAGGCAGAAGTCAGAGGATATAAGGCAAAGGCCGATGTTGAGTTAGCAAAGGTTCAGGTCGAGGTTGAAAAGAATAAGGGTGAGGTGGAAACCTATAAGGCCAACATTGAGAAATATCGCGCGGACATTCAACGATCAATTGCCCAGGGAGAAATCGAATCAAAAGAAATGGGATACCGTGTATCTCTTTATGAAGCCGATACCAAACGATATGCTACAGAAATTGATGCCCTGGTTCGTTCATATCTTGGAAGAATTGAAGAAACAAAAGCACAGGTTGAGCTACAGATTAAGGATGCTGATGTACAGTTAAAAGCGGCGATTGCCGAGGCCGAAATACAGTCCAACAATCTTCAGTCTCTTGCCAGGGTATCCGCGCAACTGGCATCCAGCGCCATGTCCAGTGTATCAGCGTCGGCTCATCTTGGGTTTGGCGAAAGTCGGGGTGATACACGATCTTATGGTGTCCGTGTTGGATCGTCAGAAAACTACAGCGAGTCATTTTCAAGCGATTTGACAAAGGGCGTAAAAGAAAAAAGATGCACCGAAACCCACCACTATAGCGAGGAAGCCACCGGTGAAGGATGTGAGGATTAAAGGGAGAATATAAAATGGCTGGAATATTTGATCGAATAAAAACCGCATATGAAAACAGGGGCGAGACAGACGATTGGGAAAAGATTAAAGATCAATTCAACCCAAAGACGCAAATGCAAAAATTTGAGCAAAGGGGAGAGCGCGAACCCGCAAAGACATCCTTAATGGAACGGGCAACGAAGAAAAAGCCAGCCATTGCCAAACCCCTAGAAGCTGGCGCGGCGTCGGCTCCGTCGGTTGTGGCTACAAAAAAAGCAAGGCAACCTATCAATAAACGGAACACCGTCGATCCATCGGCATACGAGACCCCATCAAAAGGATATGCCAAAAATATAACGGAATCCAACACGTTCAGGGGTGGACGGCCATTGCTGAACCCAAACGCAACACCATCTTTTAACGCAAGGGATACCGTTCCGAGGTCTTTAATTTTCACCCGTGCCAGGGAAAACATACAACGGCGAATCGGCGGCGGTGATGTTAAAGATCCTCGAACCGGAGAAATCCTTGAATCGTCCGACTGGATACCACAGGGCAAAGCATATTCAAGCAACGCATGGGAAAAGACCGTGGGCGGTCAACCGAATATGAACTATGACAAAAACGCTATCATGCCAGAGGGGTATTATAATGACGCGGGAACGTTTATTCCCGGACCGAGGGTTAAGGCTTGGGAGCCACTTTATAATGCAAGGAATCAGGGAGAAAGAAATATAGCAATGAAGGCATTTGCCGAAAAAGCTGGAACCCTTGACCCCGAAACCGGAAGAATCGGAAGTGAGCTGGCTCGGCGCGGTGAACAGAAACTTGCCAATATTCGGGGGAAATATGCGGAACGGGTTGCAAATATTGGGGCTAATGCGGATATCGAAAGTACGAGGATTGCGGCTGATGCCACACGCGACAAGACAACAACGGTACCCCTGAAACAATTTGGCGGCACGTTAACGACTGAAGACATAGAGGGCAATAAAACACAGGTTCCGTACAACGAATATACCGGCCAGGTAGCGCCGGGGTATGGCGATGCAGAACTTCCTCCGGAGGCCAAGGCCGCCATTGAAAAGATTAGAAACAATCCCGAAAAAATGAAGAAATTTTACATGGAAAACCCTCAATATAGATCTGCAATAAAAAGGCTATACGGCTATTAATATGGGAATTGAAGCTGGAAAAATAGATTTTGACGCTTGGGACAAAGAGATAGCTGAACAAAAGCCACAGAAATCAACTGGGATGGACTTCGATTCGTGGGATAAAGAGATATCGGCGGGCGAAGAGGTAGAACAACGAGGCTTGCCCGGTGACATTGTTTCCGGGATCGTTCGCGGTGTTGCCGTTGAAATGCCGAGTTTGTTTCTGGATACGGTGGGGGCCACCGAAAGAATAGCCAGAAAAGCCCTTGGTTATGAAAAGGAACAAGAGGTTGGGCCTATTGGAGAAATGGCCAGGGCTGGGAAAGAAGGCCTTGAACAATTCAGGTCCGAACATTCTATTTTAAGAGCCAAAGAAAAACCCGGTATTATCTCCCAGGGCGTTGAGGCGGCGGCCATGTCCATAAGTTCCGGCGCTCCGGGTGCCGTAGCCGGTTTTGGAATCGGTTCATTGTTTGGCCCGGCGTCCCCGGTTACCGCACCCATGGGCGCATTGATCGGTTTTGCCATGTCCGGGGGTCTTACGTTTGGTCTTGCCGAGTACGAAAATGTCATACAGCTTGCCGATGAGCAGGGCATTGACCGGGCGGAAAGCGAACCGGCGGCTATTTGGTCGGGATTGGCTGAAGGTGGTTTTGAATTCGCTTCCGACCTGATAACCGGTGGATTGCTAAAGGTTGCCAAACCATTGACCGCCCCGGCAAAAGAAGGATTAAAGTCGGGAATTCGCCAAGTGTTTAAAATGGGAGTCAAGGAAGCCCTTGCAAGATCTGGTGCGGTTCTTGCCTCTGAAACTTCAATGGAAATGCTGACCGCCGGTGTCCAGGCAGAGCAATATAAAAAGATCGGTCTCGGAGACGCTACCTTTTGGGAGGGAGCGAAACAGGCCATGGGTCCGGCGTTTGTCGCGTCTGTAATCTTTGCCGGGATCGGAACCGGTGCCACACGTTTACACCAGGTTTCAATCAGAAGAAAGATCGAGAATGGTGCTATAGATCCAAAGAAACGTATGCAGGCGGCTAATGAAGTTGGTGAAATCCTCGGCCAGGTTGACAAGGACCTTGCTAAAGTGTGGCGGATTAACGCTACTGAGGCCATAAAGAATAAAGAAAATATCGATATTGACGATCCTGACCTGATACGGGCAACCGCTGTTAATCGTGCCGACCAGGAACCCGGCGGAGCAACACCGGAAAACATTGAGGTTAAAGAACAGGAAATCAAGCAGGAGATTCACACCGAGAAACAGGACGATATCAGAAACCATATATCCCTTGCCGTTGCCATAGGGGAAATAAACGATGTTCAGGCGCATGAGTTAGGCAGAAGCGTAGGTCTTGGCCTTGACGAAGTGAACCAGGCGCTTATTCGCGGTACTGGCGTACAGCAAATGTTCAACGATGCGGACCCCATTGAACTCAGACCCTTTGCCGTTCATAACGATATTGCCATTCCCGATTCCATAACCGACGGCAATCAAATGGCGGCTATCATTCAGGAAGGCTTGAAAGAGGAAGGGTCGGTTGTCTCTGAACTGGCCAAACAGGTAAAAAACCTTGAACAGACCGCAAAAACACGGGGCATGGAACATGCGGCGGAAACTCTTGCGAAGAAGAAAGCGGCATTGGATAAGATGTTGCCGGAACCGGATGAGGTTTACGGGGAAGCTCCGCCGATAGAGAAGGGATTTGAAAAGGAGGCCGAAGGTGATCGTGAAGAAGGGAAACAATTGGTGGGTGAAGTCGGAAAAGGGGAAGAACCTGGGGGGGCCATACCAAAGCCGGAAACAGGCGGTGAAGAGGTTGAAACAGGTGGAGTACTTCAAACACCGGAAGAAATAACTCCTGAGACGCCCGTAGTCGAGCTGGAGACTGAACCCGTACCAGAAGTCGCAAAACCTGAGAAAGTCGAAGGAACGGCGGCTGATGAATCGGTGGAGGCTGAAAAGCCAATTTCTGTAAGATTAAACAATGGCGAGGTCGTCACTCGGTCTGCCCGTACAAAGGGTAAGTTTCAAACAACAAGATTTACAGAAGAGGGGGAACCTGCTGGACACGAAGAGCATAACACCCTTTCTGAAGCAATTAAAGATAATTACAAAGAGCTTGACAATCCTGTTTCAAGGCTTGCAAAAAATACTCCAAACGCAGTTGAGTCATGGGAAGAAGCGACATTTGAACATCCACATAAAGACGAATTGCAAAAGGCTCCATATGCCTATGTTTCACCGTTAAGACCGCTTACAGGCGTTGGTGTCAAAGGAAAAGTATCTGCTGATAAGTCTGGAAGGGTTGGTGTTTTATACAGAGACACGCCACTTCCTGTTGAAAAAATGGAATCGTTATCATTAATTCCTGTTACACCAAAAGCTGTGGAATCGTTTGCCGTAGATATGGCTAACAAATATGAAGGGATAAAACCCAAAGCCACCAAGCCCGAACTTTCAGCAGAAGACAAAGCCATGCGAGACATGCTCAAGCCGGGAACGGGTGAATTTCTTAGGAAGAACGGGTTGATTGGGCCTGAGAAGACCGTACACGATTACAGCAATACGCAAGTTAATCTTCCTGAAGAATCTGCAAAACCCATTAAGGATCTTGCTCAAAAAATACCCGAAGAAGAACTTTATACCGAACCAGATAATAATGATTACGGTCGTGAGGATGCACCACACATTACCGTTCGTTATGGACTCGAAACAACAAATCCTAAAGATATTGAACCCGCATTTAAAGACTTGGGGCCGGTAAAAGTAAAGTTCGGCAAGGTCTCTATTTTTGAAACCGACAATTACGACGTCGTTAAGGTCGATATTGAAAGCCCTGATTTAGAGAAGGCCAATAAGAAAGTTGGCGAAACGGTAGATCTTCCGGGCGAAACCTTTAAAGATTACAAACCCCATGCCACTATTGCCTATGTAAAAAAAGGTGAGGGTAAAAAATATATAGGCGATAAGTCTCTTGAAGGCCAAGAAACGGTTATTGATAGTATCTTCCTATCTTCTAAAGATGGAAAGATGCACGAAATCAAACTGACCCCGGAATCCACCGAACCCACCAACCCCCCATGGGAAATGAACATCGATGAGTTTGAAAAGTTTGCCGAGGGCGGTAAAATCCACAAGGCGACCGGGAAAGAGTTGCCCGGAGAGGATAAAGCGAAAACTCCTCTGGCCTTGGGTGAGATAAATAAATATTCGCCACAGGACATTGCCAAGTTCTATCAGGAAACCCATGGGAAGGATGCCCACAGGGAATTGCTCCGTGACGCAAAGGCAGAGGGTAAGGCCGTACCTGAAGAGTTGTTGGGTAAGTATGCTGAGGCGGAGGCTGAAAAGCCCGTTATTGCTGAAGAGGGCGAGGGTAAGGCGAAAGAGCCTTGGGAGATGACAAGGAGCGAATATGGAAAAGAAAGACTTCCAGAGGTTCTAAGATCCGTCAAAAAAACTTCTCCAATAACAAAGACATCTGCTTTGCAAAAGAAAGCAGAAGATATTGTTTCAATGGAGCATGAAGCGTCTATTCGTAAAGCCAAATTAGAGGGTAAAATTCCTTCTAAGGATATTGGATGGCAACAGACAAAAGCAGAGATTCAAGAAAAGATTGATAGTGGTATATTACCTAAAGACTATTTGACAGGTGGTTCTCACGAAAGGTTTGTCAAGCACGCCATTAACGAAGGCAAACCCGTACCCAAAGAAGTTCTTGCCGAGTATCCTGATTTAAAGCCCCCTCCCTCCCCCGAAGGGACAAAGGTAGCTCCCGAGGGGAAGGAAGAGAAAGAACCCATAGGCACAGCATGGGTAAAGAACGCTCAAAAACCCATCATAGCCGCAAGGGAAATCAAGAGTGGTAAACACAAGGGCAAGGTTGAAGTTACCCTGACCGCTGGCAGGGATGCACAAGGGAATGTCAAGCCGGGGAAGAAAGTTAAGGTTGACAGGAAGTCTGTTGTTGAGTGGCCGGGGGAAGCTAAGAAACCCAAAGAAGAAATCAAAATTACCGGCAAGGAAGACAAGACCGTATCCGTTGAAATGCTTGAGTCAAAGGCTGAAGACCTGACACCGAAAGAGCAGAAGAAATATCTTTTGGCTGAGATTGATAAGGCGATTGATACGGCAGTTGATAATCATATTAAAGGGAATAATCTTAAAGGAAGTGTTGCACAGATACGAAAACAATTTGAAACAGAAAAGTATATGGGGAGTCTTGGGTCTCAATTCTACAAATTTGAAGTTCCCGGTGATGGTGAATTTGATATTGCCGCAGATAGTTTGATTGATTTTAAAAAGCGTGTGAAATCTCAATTCCCTGCTGCTGTAAGAAATGAAAAATTCAGGCCATCTACCGAAGGGCGTATTAATTATGGAGCCGAGATTAACAAATACAAAAAACTCATAGGCAAGCCTGTTGAGAAATTAAAACCTTCTGATATTGCAGATATTAACGAAAAGGTTAGAGAGGCAAAAGTATATGATTCTAACCATTTTACCAACTGGCTTTTAAATGAAAAAGTTTCCGAGGATGTTAAAAAGGAAATATTAAAGCAAGAGGGTATTGAAGCCAAACCCAAGCTGGCAGAAGGCGAGAAAGAACCCCTTTACTCCACAGCCGAACCCAAAAACAAAACCACCGAAGACCAGGTATGGGATATCATTCTGCCATACATGCAAAACATGACCCAATTTCCAACGGTCAAGTTTGCTCAATCAGAGGAACAACTTTCCGGCCGGATACGAAAACAGGTTGTAGCGTTTTCCAAGAAAAGTAACAAGAAAATCGAGGGATTCTATGACAAGCTTACTGATACGGTTTGGTTTATTGGTAACAATCTATCAAAAGGCCGCGTATTGCCCGTTTTTAAGCATGAAGGCGAAGGCCATAGGGGAATAAGGCTTTTATTGGGACCGGAGCTGGACGGCTTTCTGGACGGCATTTCCAAGGCTAAAAAGGATGAACTTCTAAAGCATGATCCCAAGTTAAACTTCAAAGATCAAAACGCGGTCCGGGTGGCCGCAGACGAATGGTGCGCCCGAAAGATCGAGGCCGGAAACCTTGGCAAGTCGTTTTGGGATGATTTGGTTCGGATATTTAGAAAATGGTTGAGAAAGTTTGTTCCTAACTTGAACCTGACTGACGGTGAAATACGGTCGGTTTTGACGGACACGGTTAAGAATGTGAGAGAGGGGCGGATTGACCGGATGGGAGAGGCACAGGGGGTCTTGTATTCCGGTAAAAAAGGTGATAAAGAACAGGCCATGACCTCTAAAAAGGGGCCGGGCGACATAACCACCACAGAAACCTCTAAAAGCCCGATGGGTGGAAATCCGTTTAAAGATTCAAAAATTAAAAAGATAGTTTATCATGGGACTGATAAAAGTTTTGATGAATTTAATAAGTCAAAAAGTGACAAGTTTTTTATTAATGAATTAAATGAACTCTACTATTTTTCACCATCAAAAAAAGTCGCTAAATCTTACGCTGGCGATAAAGGAAATATTTATAAAGTTTATTTAGATGTAAAGAATCCGATTCCGTTAAAAAAAGCCCTACAGGTTGCGGAGGAATCTGGTGTTGAGTTGTCTGTAACAGGAGACTTTGTTGGTGAGGTTTTTGACGCAACAACAAAAAAATGGATAGAGGTTCCATCTTGGGAATATAGCGATATCCTTTCCGAATATGCAGTTGAAAATGGTTATGATGGATTTCGTGTATATGATAGCGCAAATGATGAAATGGGAGAATATGGATTAGGGATTGTTGTTTTAGATAAATCTCAAATAAAAATCCTCCCTAAACCATCCAGCCCACCGGGGAAAGGTGGGCAAGAAGACCTACTCTTTTCCACCGCACCCGACGAAGAAATCAAAACCCTTGAACAGGAGATCAAAACCCTCCAAAAGGATTTCAAGGAAAAGGTCAAAACCACAAACATAAAGCAATCGGTTCTTGACGCTACCGGAAAACTCAGACTCAGCGATATTGTTAAAGAAACCCGGACATTAACCCGAGAGACGTATCAGGGAGTTGAGCGAAAGAAAAAGGGTATCGCGCTTCTCAAAGAAAAAGCCAAACGCCAGGAATCTTTGTTTAATGCGAAGATTAAAAAGGCGGCCAGGGACCGGGTGAATAAGATTATCAAGGGCTTAAAAAAGATAAACACCAAGAGAATGAGCCCGGAACAAGCATCGGCCATTAACGGTATTCTTGATGCCGTCGATCTAACCAAGCTGTCATTAAAAAAACAACTCAAACTTGAAAGGACGCGACAATACTTTGATAACAACCCTGATGCCGAGATACCGGATTATGTGTTAAAGAATCTTGAACGGCTCGACAAATCGGCGGCCAGGGACTTAACCCTTGACGATCTTGAATCGCTTAACATTGCGGTATTGCACCACGTTCACCTTGACGCAGTTAAACAGAAAATACGAGTCGGCAGGCAGGAACGGCAACGTACAAACGTGCTGAACGGCGCCATGGGGGAGATGAAGACTCCCAAGAAAGTACGGTCCGAGATTATATCATCCCAAAAAGGCCCACTTGGAAAAGTGAAGAGAACCGCCCGGCTGATTGCGGACACCTTTGGTATTCGCCATGATCATTTTGACTTGATTATTGAGAGTCTTTCCGGTGTAAACTCTATCATGGATAAAGTCCTGTATCAAAATGTTAAAAATGGAATCACCGAAGAACTGAAATACAAGCAGCAAACATTCAAGAAGTTTCAGGAAGACCTCGGAGATTTCGAGAAAAAACACAAGATCAAAGATATGTCCAAGTGGATGGCCGAAGTCGTGAAGAACGGCAGGATTGAACTGACCCGAGGTGAAAGAATGTCTCTATACCGGCACTCTTTGAACGCTGACAACAAAAAAGCAATCATCCAGGGTGGTTTCGGATTCAAGTTCAGCGACGAACCTAACCGGGTGCATAATATAACCGAGGATGAATTCAATTCCGTGATCGACAGTTTGACGGACGCCGAAAAAGAATTTGCCGGAGCTCCGTGTGACAACCTGTTTGCGGATCAAATCGAAAGGCTTGACGCTGTTTTTCTGGAAAAGAACGGTTACCCAATGCCCAGGGAAGAAAACTATCACCCGAAAGACACCATGCCCCTTGCCCGTGGAAGTGACATAGCGGTGGAAGACGCCCTCGAAAGGTTCAAGGGAACATGGCTAAGAGTCGGTGTTTCTAAAGGTATGCTCGAAAAAAGAAAGCGGGTGTCGTTGCCCATATACCTGAATTCCATAACCTACGACATTAATACGAGCGTTTCAAAATCAGCGGCGTATATCGGCCTTGAACTTCCATTGAGCAATGCCTCAAAACTTTTATATGATCCCACGTTCCGGCTAAATTTGTCGAACAATTACGGTGAACAAACATGGAGAGAGATCGAAAAAGGCTTGCGGGACATTGCCGGGGAATACAAATCATATACCACGACCGAGCAACTTGCATTAAAAGCTAAGAATCAGTTGGCAACCGCTATGCTTGGGTTTAATCCGTTTGTTGTCTCAAAGCAGATATTGTCACTTCCCGTATATTTGCCATACGTCAAGTCAAAGTACCTGGCTATGGGTCTTCTTGATAATATTTGGCACCCCAGGGAAATAACATCCAGGCACAAAATGTATTCTCCGGAATATTTGGAACGTATTGAAGGCGGGTACAGCCGGGATGTTGCCGACGTGTTCAAGGCCGGCGCTGAGAAAAGAGTGTACGGCGGAGCCAAGAGCATCAAAGAAAAACTTATGTCCGGTATCAAACTGTTTGACCAGGCCGCCGTCAACATGGGGATGCACGGAGCGGTGCTTCAGACATTGGATGAATTCAAGGCCGGAAAGCTGTCAAGAGAGGTTCGGCTTGCCCTTGACATGAAAGACTCTGACATTGCAAGCCTGACCCCTGAACGAAAAATGGCACTGGCCTATAAGTTCGCGGATTACGCCACGCAAAGAACACAACCCATGTTTTCGCCCGAGCATCGATCTTCTCTTTCCAGGGGATCCACAATTGAAAAACTTGGGACCATGTTCGGGTCATTTACGAATCAGGCGCTTAACTTGACCCGGAGAAGCTACAGGGAAGCGGTTAGAACCGGGGATAAGCAGGCATATGCCAAGTTTTCCAAGTCGCTGATGGTTATCTTTGTCATCAACACCTTGGGTGTCATGGCCATAGACGATCTTCGAGACCGATTATATGGCAGGGAAGGAAAATCTTTTGTCGGTAAAGTCCTGTCTTCATGGTCCGGGTATATGTTTTTTGTCCGGGATCTGGCCTCTTCCGTGATCAGTAAGATCGAACGGGGTACGTTCCTGGGGTATGATGTGAGTATTCCGGTGAGTCGGATCCCCGAACTATTATCAAATGTCATTGCCAACGGCGTAACCGTGTTGTCGGAAGAAGACATCAAAAAACGCAAGAAAGCGGCGACTAATTTTGTGGACGATTCCCTTGAATTGACGACGATGTTATCCGGTATTCCCTATGCCACACCTAAAAAGTTAGGTGGAAGAATACTTTTCGGGGCGCCGGCAACAAAGGCAAAAGAGGTTAAAGCGTCCGAAGAACACGCAAAAACAATAAGGACGGTCCGCAAAAACTACAAAGAACTGCTGAAAACCGATCCCAACAAAGCGGTTAAATATTACGCCAAGCACAAGAACGAAATCAGGATGTGGAAATACGCTTCAAACATAAGCTCCCGGATATCCAGAATGCAGAAAAGAATTGATACGATAATGGAGTCAAAGACATTGACACCGGACGCCAAGCGGAGAAAGGTTGTTTTATTGAATGACGCTATGTTGAGGATGGCGCAGAGGTTTAATAAGAGGTATGTGGAGTTGAAATAACTCTTGCAAAGAATGATTGGTTGATATAAAATAGTTTTCACAAGTTGTTTTATATCCAAAGTCGGTTACCGATTAACCCGGTACGATCACGGAAATTATGACGCCCGATTGAGACAGAAGGTTTTTGTTTTGGTCGGGCTTTTTTATTGGAAAAGAATAACCAATGTCAAGTTTAGATATTATTTCAAGTCCGAGTGCAGATGAATATCAAATAATTAGTATTCGTTTGGATTCAGACAAAAACATGGTCGTAAAATATAACGAAGATATTGGTGTATCTGTAGCGGGTTTAATCATCACTTCTAACCCGGGTACAGGCGAATACCAAATTGCAAGTATTCGATTAGCGTCCGATAAAAACATTATAGTCGCCTATGATGAAGATCCGGCAACAGAAAGTTTAGAAGCGGATATCGTTTCAAATCCAAGGGCAGGAGAATATCAAGTTGTAAACATTCGCTTAGATGCCAGTAAGCATATTGTAATAACTTACGATGAAACATCAAGATCATATACAGTAAGATGGACATTCTTTTCAGGTTTGACACGGCCAAAATTCTTTTCAAGCTTGACACGGCCAAGATTTAAAACGTGGAGATAAAAAATGATTTACGAGGGCTTACGACATTTTGAAATCCCGGATTCAAAGCCGATATTTGCTGCATGGTTGGTCGATATAGACATATCGGAATTCCTTGAAGATGACACCATAGACAGTGTTGATTTTTCGGCGGCCACAGAAGATGGAACTGATGCTACAAGTGATGTTTTGACAGCCGTGTTATGCACTTACGATAACGATGACGGATTGATTAAACCATATATCAAAGCCGGAACCTCCGGCGAAACATATATTTGTACCATGCAAGTAACAACGGATGGTGGGAGTCAGGAAGAATTTTATCTAAGATGGTCAGTAATTTAAAAGGAAAAATAGATGATTTTATGGAACCGATTTAAGTATGTGTTAAGCCCTCAGTTCGATATTTACACCGAAGTTGCGAAAGTTGTTCGTGGTCGTGTGGCTGATGTAGGATTTGGAACCGGATTCGGGACACACCTTTTAACCGTGCAGGCCAAAGAGGTTGTTGCCTTTGATATTGATGAGGGTGGAATTAATTTTGCCGAGAAAGTATTTCCGCTTCCGAAACTTAGGTTTACATACGGGGATATTGATAAGGGCATAGATGCCGGAGCGTTTGATTTTGTCGTTATGATCGATGTGATTGAACACATGAGATACGACAAACGGGTTTTGGAACACGCCAAAAAAATGATGAATGGAAATGGCACTCTGATTTTGTCAACTCCGAATCGTTTGTCCCGGTATCGAAAGAGCGCGAATCATGTCAGAGAATATGCTCCCAAAGAGCTTGAATCATTATGCAGGAAAGTTTTCGTAAACGTCTCTTTAAGAGACCATCAACTGGAGCCGCTGGCTTCTCAGTACCAAAATCCTTTGGTTGTGGTTTGCCAAAACAAAGGTAATTGACTTTAGGAAGGGGGTTCATATGCAATGGGTTATTCTTCATTTTCGTTTGACCCGACAGCGATTGCGACGGCTTCTGACAAGGCCAGCGCTGCCTCCGTTGCGGCTGCGGCTGCCAGTGATAAGGCTTCTGCCGCTTCGGTAGCGGCGGCCAAGGGTAGTGATGCCAGTTCCAAAATTGCGGCTAAATCTGCATCATGGGATAAGGCAACTGCGGCGAGTTCGGCTGTAATTGTCAATCAATCTGCAGCCAGTGATGCGGCGAGTGCTGCGGCTGCGGCTTCTGACAAGGCCAGTAAGGCTTCTGTAATGGCGGCGGCTGCCAGTAACACGGCTTCGGTGGCGTCAGTTGCGGCGGCGGCGGTAGCGAGTCAGGCTTCAGACGCTTCGAGTGCGGCTGCGGCGGCTGTTACTAAAGCGGCTGCTGCCAGTACTGCGGCTTCGAGCGCATTAGCTCAGTTGGTAAGTGCGATCTTCAGTAATCCTGGTGACAGTTCATTTGTGGTCAAAGATATTATTGTTACCACGAGCGGCGAGATCAAGTATCGCTACTCCACCACGGCTGTTGGGGATTAATTATAACGGGGGGCTGAAATGCCCTCCATTGACTAAAAGGTTTAAATAAAAATGCACATAGTCCACTGGAGCAACTGGGGGCCAAGAGTCTCAGGTATGTATGAATCTGTGAAAGATCAAGTGAAATACGAACGCAGGGCAGGGATACAATCAGACGCGGCTATTCACTATGTCGAAAACCCCGAAGAAAAGCACACTGACGAAGGATGGTTTCAACCGATCTCCTGGGAAGAAGCGAAGAAGGCTGATGTGTGGGTACTGCATAGCGGATTCCCGCAAGAGCTTGAAGAATTTTCCAAAAGCGTAAAGCGTGTGGGTGTTCTGCATGGCCCGACTGAACACTTGATGTTGAAAGAATGGGGTAAGGTTCCTGGCAGTTCGTTGAATGTGCATATTAACCTCTTGTGGAAAATGGACGCAACGGTCTGTATCAATACTCATGAATACGATATAATGAAACTTTACGATGAAAAGGGAGATCGCTGCCATTATATTCCCAACTCAATTGATCTTGAGAAGTTTGAGAATATTCATCCCTGGGAGTACGACCACCATCCGGCAATTATTTCCTGCGATACCCCACGATTTGAAAAGCTGAATCATCATATCATTTGGTCAATGCCTTATGTTGTTGAACGCATACCAAACGCAAGGCTTAATGTGTTTTCCCTACTTTTAGAACCGATACAGCAATGGCGAAACCTGTTTTGCCGATCCCATGAAAGGCGGTTGGAAAAATACTGTGAAAATATCCAACTTGCAAACAGGAATCTCAAGCCTTTTCAGGCCGGCGCGGATATTGGATTCAACAATAACTATTCCGGGATTTGCTCTCGGGTCAGCATGGAAATGATGGCGCTTGGGGTTCCGGTGATCAGCTACAACGGCGAATATACTAAGTACCATGCCAAACCGTTTGATGTCCACTCAATTGCCGAACAGATTGAACGGTGTTGGAATGACCTACAGGCAGAGGGAAGCACCCTTCGGGAAGACACCATTGCTTATGCGAAAGAAAACTATGATAGGGGTAAGCATGTTCCAGCGTATATTGAACTTTATAAGAAAATCCTCGGATAAGGATAAGAAAATGGAAACAAGAAAGGTTATTTTTATTGTTGAAGCCGACGTTAAAGATGAAAATGCGGGTAAAATTGTTAAGAAAATCCGTGCTGTACGGTCTGCTGTCAAGAAAGGTGTGAACAGTATT